TTAGTAGCTAATCATACTAAGTAATCGGCTCTCGATTAGGAGAGTGCTTAATTTATAATCGTGATAAGTATCAAAGAATATGTTGGGCAACGTGTGGTGACGCTATTACTTAGGGAGTAGGCCCGTAACAGTACAGCTCGACTAAGGAAATGTTTTCAAGCGCGAATGAGACATATTCTTCAAAATAGAGTAAGAGAAAATGAGGTCTTATATCAGACAGCTCTTAGCATAGCTTATAGTGGTGTTTTCCATAACTATATTAATGCGCTTACTCTATTATTTTTATTGCATTAACTAACAAATAAATAATATCAAATTATGAAGAAAATAACTTGTATTCAACAGTATGTAATAGATAATCTTATTGAAGATAAAATATTAACTTCAAACAGTCTATTAGATGCAGTTTCTAAAGTATGTTCGGAGGAACAGCTTAATAACATACTATCTATTCTTATTGAAACACCTATTCCTTGTACAGACATACCTAAATTGGAGCGTAAGGAAGACTCAGGAAATAAATACAAACTTAGTAAGAATGAGTATGTTTATACCTGAAGAAACTAACACTTCAGCTAAACTAGACATAATAAAAATACTAAAAAAACAATTCAACTTTAGTCTTAACCAAACTAAAGAATATGTAGATAGTTGCATAGGAAAATATAGTACACTACCCAATATTATTCTACAAACGGAAGTAGATGAAGTTACTAAAAAATTAGAACCTTACAATGTAATTGTATCTACAGCAGTGTTTTATTAATAAGTTAATGCAGTAAATATTACTGCATCTTTAAGGTGAGAATCCTTGACAATCCTGTGGGGCTTATATCTCGTGTTTATAGTAGTGGTGTCACGAGTATTAGTGCAGACGTTAAAATCAGGAACAACTATATTAGACGGCAATATTACCTTCTTCCAGTCGCAGATGTCATATAGTTTAATATAGCCAAGTTCGTTCGTCCTTAGATTTATGGTATTAGCCATTTGTTTATTTAATCATCGTTTCATTCTTAATTGTACAGATTGATTAATTAAGCATAACAGTAAGCGTACTGTTGTCAGTATATTTATATGTGAATATAGATATACTGATTGCACTCAAAAGCTGGCCTTCACGTGGCGAGTGTGTTAAGTAATAGGTCTAAAAAATCTTCCAGTTTTACCTATGAAAACTAACAGCTACCTTTTTATTAACTTTAATAACTATCAAAAATATGTATAAAAAACTATCAAATTTAAATGTTGGAGATATATTCCAATATGGAGACACTATATATGAAATAGTAGAAAAAGGAGTATGGCATGCAAAATGCAAGTATATTAATGAAACTCCTAAATCGGAATATTCACCTAAATATTTATTTATAAATTTTAGTCTTTATACTCGAGTTAAAGTTTAATAATTTTAAATGCCCAGATGTTGAAACTGGTAGACAATCCACACTTAAACTGTGGTGACCATTTGGTCGTGCGGGTTCGACTCCCGCTCTGGGTACAATTAGTAATTAACATTAAAATCAATTTATGATAAAAGTAATTAAATATTATGAATTAAATCGAATTAGTAGAATATTAGTAATAGCAATAATAACATATATTATTGGCATTCTAATTAAAAGAGAATACGAAGAGTCCAAAACTGTATATAATTTTGTAGATTTACAAATGAAGTACAAGAATTATATATTAGTCAATAAAGAGAGAAGTATTACCAATGATGAAGAATATAAGTTCACATTACGTAATCCTATTACAAACCAAAATAGTACTGTATATGTAAAGTACTATCTATATCATCACGTATATTTTGTTGGAGATACTATAAAGTAACACTTTAATCAATAAAAGTATGAAAAGAGAAGAAATTAAAACTTACAAAGATGCTTGTAAAGTAATAGGTAGAAAGCCTAGAACTTATAAGGATAAGCATTTAAATCTGTATGAACAGCTTAGTACAATTACAGCTGCTCTTAACTTTATTAGTAACAATAACAAACCTTGGGAACCCAAGTTTGATTATTATTACATCTATTCTTGGTTATATAGAAGAAGTGGATATAATAAATCTGCGGGTGTGTTCCATTTGTTTTCTAACTATGGGTTGGACCCTTCCCCTGCTCGTGTTGGGACATCTCTGAAGATAAAAGAAAGAGAGGATGGAAATTACATAATAGAAAACTTTAAAGAACTACTCCAAGATTGGTTTTGGGGAGATTAATTACTAATTTTAAAACATTATCAAAATGGAAAATGAAATGATGGCGAGACCTAAACCGCCAAGAATAATAGTTTGGGTAGTATTAATAACTCTTGCCTTAATAGGCATGATGGGAGCAATAATTTACGCAGAGCGTGAAAACATTGCTAATTTCTTAAATGGTGTGAACCAAGAAGAAGTACAAGAAGATCCTCAAGTTATTATTGAGGAACCTGTAACAACAATACAGGATATTCTCGATATGAGAGAGCAAATGAGAGAAGATAGAAGAGTTGATAGTGTATTTTTAGCTATGCCAAAGGTAGTACTAATTGATATTTTGATGCAACATGGTACATCGTTGTCTATAAAAGACATGATTTACATATATGAAACAAACACATCAACGTATAACACAGTACTATCTGGAGCAAGAGCTCAAAAATATCTTGATGACTCTATACAAACTCATGTTATATCAACGATTGTAAATGACTCTATTCAAAATTAAAACCAAACCTTCTTTCTGTTTTAAATGAATATTAGAGTCTAGTATACTCAGTCTGTGAAGATAGAGTATACGTCCTCAGAAAATGACAAGCATGTGGGGCGTAAGTATATACAGCAAGGTTATCGTTTATCCTCATTTATACAGGTTAATTGCGCAACTGTAAAAAACGGGATTGATAGAATAGATGGTATATATGATCGTGCGGACGTTAAAATTATGTACTCCAATAAGATTTAGTTTGACAGCTATTTCTGCTTACGAGTTAAAACTATAGTGAGAGTCATAGTAAGTAACGATTGTAGTCGTTTATCTTTGTCTTATAACAAATGCTATAAACTAAGTTGGCACTAACTTAATTAAATCCTGAGTGTCCAGGCGTCATTATTAACAATTTAAATTTTTTAGAAACATGAAAAAGATTGGAGATTTTTTATTTGTGGAGCAATGCTTTGCAGATATTGAAGAAACAAAACCTTGTATTATTAACATCAATGCGATTGATAGCATAACTCAGAGCTGCAATAACAAACATGGAAATGTTGCAGTCATAGAGACAGATAATGCAAAAAATTATCTGTAAAGATCCAGATAATTTCTTTACTGAATTTGAGAACTTAATTTCAGAAGAAGAATGGTAGTCAATAAAGTAAAAGAAGGTCGTAAGTTAACTGAGATAAAGTTCAGCAACGACCACTATCTTGCAAATCTATTAGCTACTACTAAAGTACTTGGTATACCATTAGAACAAGCTAAAAAGCTATGTAGAACAGTACCAGGTAAAAGAGTAGAGGTTAATCCACCTATTGAAATTATCAGTAAATCAAATACTGATAAACTATTTGAAGAATTAGAAGAATATGAGATAGAAGTATCTATCAGCATTCCTAGTAAATAACTTATCAAAAGTAAAGTATGAAAGCAATTATTATTACATTTAAAGGAGAAATAAAAGATGAACATACACTAGTAACATCTTTAGCATCAAATATAGCAACCAATACAGATGCTAAGAACGTAGATGTAAGTATCTTATCAGATGAAGATGTGATGAGTGCTATGGTAGCTAAATGTTTAACTCCGACTGATACAGCAGTAGATAGACCATCTAATCCACAAATACCAGTAATAAGAGACTTCTGTAAGAAGATTATTGCATCTATTGGTTCACCTGTACTTAAAACACGAGAGCTATTAAACTCAGAACTATGTAAGTTCTTAGTGCAACAGAATCGTGAAGTTATTAGTGTTCCAGTAAGTATTATTGCTAAAGTAAATACTACTTCTGCATATTACGAACATCGTAAAGTACTAAAGGAATACGGTTTATCCGCATTACCTGAGTTATTACGAGATATTAATCCTCTATTTAAATTCTATTAGTATGGCAAAGAAGAATAATGAAGAGCCTCCAAAGGAATTTAAAAAGAAGCCAAAACATAAAAAGATGGAGCCTTATAATCGTAAGAAAGCATGGAAGTAAACAATGATTGTCCTACACTTGATAATCACATCAACTGTAGTGAATGTACTCATGAGTGTAAACTCAGAATACAACCAAAGAATAGTAAAGAAGTAGAGACCCCGCCAGAGCCTCTACTCAATACTATATATTACTAATTTAAATTATTAGTAAAATGGTGGATTCAGTCAACCTAAAGAACTATTTATAACCAAATCCCTAATGGAAGTTTAGCAGTTGCTAGACTGCTATTCAAGAGTACAACGGACTATACAACGGTCAACCATTTATTGGTCAGTGATGAAGGAAACGGGTTACCTATGAATAAGAGATACAAATAAATAGGATAGTTCTTTTTAATTATTGCTTAAATTTATCAAAAAATATGAGTAAAACAAAACGTATAAAAGCTCTGAAAGAATTTATAGAGCTTGAAAAATTAAACAAAAATCCAGTACAAGAATATATTGACTGGGCTGAAGAGGAAATAACTAAACTTGAAGCATACTTAAAAAAAGAGCGTCAAAGAGTAACTAATTTCCTTATTCTTACATCTATAAATCGTAAGAAACGAGAGACAGCTTATGAAAATCGTAAGCTGATAAAAGCAGGTGAAAGAGAAAGTTATCGTCAACGTAAAATTCGATTAAATCGAGAGCGTAGACAAGCACTTAAAACTGCTTAAGATGTCATATTATATGACTAACATAGTTATTACTCCTACTCTATACGAGGAGAAAAGATTAGAAGCTATATCATACTTTAGTAGATGTAGTAAAGAAGCAGCACTAAAAATTCATAAAAAGAATAAGTATAAAGATATCAAATTAAGGCTAAATATTATAGCAGTAGCTATAATAGAAGCTAAAAAGAGATATTTTGACGACTGTTCTTTTATTAAGATTATATTATAGTGTTAAATAAATTTATTGTTAAATCAATTAAACTGTATTCAAAATGGCAGAAAAGAAAATGAACATCCTCTTAGAAGAGGTAAATGGAGAAAACATCCAAGATGTGATCGCTAACTCTAGTAAAGTAACTGAAGACATTGCTACCAAGGCAGCTGAGAAGATTGCTGAACGTCGCAAAGAGAAGCTAACTAATGAGTTAGTTGCTATTGTACAGAAATGTGAATTTACAGTATCCTCTGCGGTATTGCAGGTTCGCCGTTCTAATCGTACAAACCAACGTATTAAAACCTACCTGAAGGAATTATCTGCACTTGCTGAAGATATCAAGAGTGGAAATAAACCTGTGTCCGCATGGGATAAAGAAGCTCGCGAGATGAAGAAGCAGTACGATAAAGACCTTATTGAAATCGGTAAGAGTATTGACGAATCTCAAAAAGAACTGCGTGATATCTTCCCGGATTCCTGGCAGTGGACATACGATGAGTTAGTACCCGGTGTAAATCGTCGCTAACTCAAAACAAACAAAATAAAAGAGGTTCCAAGCTTAGAATCTTTGAATCAATAGCTATAGTATGTGAGTCGGAAATAGTTCTTTTGAACTCTAGCGCCTGAGGCATACAAAGACCTGAATTAACAGGTCTCATACAGAATTTTTAAATCAGTTATGGGGAACTACCGTGAACTACTGATCATAAGTCTGAGATCGCGACAATAAGATTGTCCTCTAGAGATAGAGAAACGCCTTAGTCGTGACATCAAGTTAGACTGAATGATATGAATCTTTGAATCGTTTAAAGTATATAAAAATACTTTAACTATCATTCGTATATCATCAAGATCAGTATAAGAGAACTAACCATTCTCAAGACCATAGGGTATACAACTTTGGTCGGTTGTATACCCACATTGACTGTTAGGTCTATGAATCAGTCGTTTGGACGAGGGTTTGATCCCCTCCAGCTCCACTCACTATGACGTCTAAGGTGACTTCTATTGCTAGCGTTTCCCTCGAAGTAAAATGATAGGAAACGCATATGGGGCTGAATGAATTTGACAGCGACAATGTGAAGTAGAATAGGTCAATATGCAGATAACTGGCAATACAAGTTATGTAATGGACTACACTGGTATCGCAGCGTGATAACAGAGTCCAACGGCTAAGCTAATGTCGTAGAAAGCTGGGGCATATCAGGCTAGATCAGACGTAAGGGCTGTGAAGGGTTCGATTCCCTTCAATGCTACAATATTAAGTTTAATCAATAAATTAATTTGAAATGGGATTAATGAATTTTATTAGACAGAATCTTCCAGAATCATGGGAGAAAGCTGCAACAGAGATGAGAATGAAGACTGAATTAATAACTCGTCTTCATAATGTAGTACCTCGTGCTTATAAGAATAAGTATCACTGCAAAGAAGGTATATCTTATATTAGAAGAGTGTTCAATACTAAATGTGACATAATACATTTAGTAGATGCTACTGATATAGATATCACTAAATGGAATGAATTAAGTAGTAAAATAAAAGAATACGAATATCAATGCGTGTAAGATATTTTGCTTGGTTTGACTCTAAACATGAAAGAACAGAGTTCATTAACTTGCTCAGATCAGCTAAGTCTGATATTGATGCAGTTAATAAAGTAATGCAAAAGTATCCAGAATTAACTTTATCAGAAGTATCTGGAATAGTAAATAACTTTAAAAAAGAAATTAATCAACCATGAGACTCAATCATCCCGGTATCTACAGAATTGTAGGTGAAAACTTTGAGCTTCTTGCCAATATAATTGGAGAAGTTCCTTGTATGAGAATTACTTCTGCACTATTAGTTAATGACTTAGTACAGAAAGGAGAATTCACAATACTACCTGAAGAATCTATTGAAATTCAGAGCGTATTAGCAAATCCTGACAAATTTGTTTTTCTAGAGTATGAATACTCAGAAATATGTTCATTACCATCTTATCGACAATCGATTCATGGTACGAAAATGCCTAATATAACTGATGAACAGTTAAAGACATTTACTAATAAATACCTCGAAGATATTGGAATATATGGACGAGGTATAGCTGCAACTAAAGCTTATATATTAGAAACTACAGGCTGGTCATTAGCACAAATTAATGTAGTACTAATGAAAATAGCTAAAAGAGTAAAGTAGCAATATGGTAGTTTATAGTTTAACAAACCATATATATACCACTTGGGGAGTTAAGTATAGTTCATTTAACTGGCGTCCTGAGTGGTATACCTTTTTAAGAATACAAAAAAGGGAATTAAACGAAATAGAATTTCATGAATCATATAGGATTAAAACTGTAAAATATTTAATATTTTGGTTTGATAATATGATAATACAAAAGATAGGAGTAGATAAAGATTTAACTCTAAGAGTACGCATAAGGATATTATGTGGATTAATCAACAATACTCCTGCTAGTGTACTTACTAGACCTATGAAAATAGAATTCATGGAATGTATATGGGATACTTATAATAAATTCTACAAAGATTGGTATGAATACTATTGTAGGAATGTACTAGAATTGCCATTTTAAGTCTATAGAGTCTTGGTTGACTCTATAGGCACATTAAAGCCCGTAATTATGACAGATGAAGAAAGACAGCAGCTTTTAGATCTGATCAAGCAGGCTAAAGAAGGTAAACAATATGCCTTCACACAGCTTTATAATCGTTATTACAGAATTATATACAATACTATATATAATATTGTACACAATAAGGATGTAACAGATGACTTAGTATCTATAACGTTTACTAAAGCTTTCTTTAAGATAGCTAGTTATGTTAATCATATTTCATTTGAGATGTGGTTAAAAACTATCGCTATAAATAGTAGTATTGATTATATACGACGTACTAAAAAAGAGAAGTATGATTATGAATTAGATAATGATAATAACTGTCTACAGGTAAGCAGTTCGGCCGACAGCTCACCAGAAGATGTTTACATCTATCATGAGACAGATAGTAAGTTATCAGATGCATTAAGTAGACTTCGCTATAAGTACAGGTATATACTTGAACTACGTACAGTTCAGAATCTTTCTTACAAAGAGATTGCTGAACATCTTGAGCTCTCTGAGTCTCAAGTAAAATCTCGCCTTAATAAAGCGAGAGAGAAATTAAAACAATTGTTAAACTAAAAAACATTTACTAATTATGACACCAGCAATTATTCTTGTGTTACTATTTGTAGCATTTATCCTTGCACGGTTATTCCGTAGTACAGGAATGTGGTGGAAACTCGTTTTCGCCATTACAGCTGGTCTATTAGTAGGTATTTTGAGTAAGGAAGTAGTTAAGTCAGATAATGATAAGACTACTTCTCTTACTAGTTTAGTTAGCACCATGAGTAATGATGATGCTTTAACATGCATGCAAAGCTTAGTAGCTACAGTGACAGAAGGTACTACCATTCGCCTTACTGGGGTTGCAGGTTACATTGTTAAAGATGAAGAATTATTCGATGCACTAACTAAAAGTAATACCTTTACTAATGGACGTGACTCACCAGAAATAGAGGATGATAGTTGAACCTCTTAAAATTAATCTATCACTTAATTGTATTTAATAATAACTTTTATTTTAACACTTTAAAACATTATCAAAAATGGCAAAAGAAATGAGTAAGGCTGAAAGAAAAGCAGCCTTGAAAGCAGCAAAAGCAGCAGCAAAAGCTGAAACTAAAGTAAATAACACCGAGAACAAGAAGGAGGAAACTAAGCCTCAAGTAGATAACAAGCCGAAAGATGCTAAAGTAGAGGATGCAAAGAAGGCTCCTGCTACAGCTAAAGAGACTAAGGTTCAGGCGAAGAAGGATGCCCCTAAAAGTCCGGATAAGCCTAAGAAGAAGGAAGAGAAAATTCCTACAATTATTCCTGAAGATGTAACAGGTAAGAACAGTCCTGAAAAGAAGGCTGTAGAACGTGCTGCAAATCTTATTACAGGAATTCCTACAGCCGGCATACCTATTGGTTCAAGAGAATCATCTGTTGATGGTAAAGCTATGTTAGCATTTGTAATGCAACAGCGATATGCTAACAATGAAGAACTCAAGAAGCAATATCCTGAGTTATATGCAGACATCAATCGTAGCATTGATGTAGTTACTTTGTTAGCTCTTGTCGATGTACGTCAAGACTTGTTCGACCGTGGTGAACGTGGAGAATTGCAGTTACAGATAGCTGCAGACCAAGTATTACCGCTGCAAAGTATGGCAGAAATGCTAGGTATTAAACTAGCTCCTGCTAAAGCTCTGCCTGGGAACGATGGACAAATGTCTATTAACTTTTCAGAAAGTGAAGTACCTACAGAACTTGCAAACAGCAAGCCTAAAGTAGAAATTCCGGAGCTTGATCCTAACAAGATTACTAATGATGAGGAATTGAAAACTGCCCTTAATTACCTCATCTCTAAAGAGAAGAATGTGGCAGAAAATATAGTTAACACTGTAGAATGGTATCGTGTATATCGTGGCCTGAAAGAAACTGATGCAGATAAGAAGCTTGCATTAGACGAGAAGACAGTTACAGATTGGATCAATGAGATATTCTCTATTATCCAGCCTACAGCTATCTTGCGTGGTTTAGGTCGCGCTGTATACTTATATACTTCACAGACAGGTTCACCGTGTATGGCTCACTCTATCATGCATACGCACATGTCTAAAGCCGGTTGGAGTGAAGAACAAGTAGCAGAAGCATTACGTGCTTTAATTGGAGAAAACTTCCGCTATAAACTGAAGGATGATCCTGAAGCAAAGCCGAAAGAAGATAAAGCAATTAATGCTATTACTGGCTTACTGGGCAATGACTATATTGATAAGTTATTTGCTGACTATACTATTACTACTGATGGTGTAGAGGACAGTAAGAAAGTTGAACTTGAAGCTGCACGTGAAGTTGCCCGTAAAGTTCTAGGGAGTATTCGTACCAATTACTTTGACAAACAGAAGGAGACTCCTACGCTTGATAAGATGCGTATGGTTGTAGGTCAGATTATTAATTTGTATCGAGACCCGGCTGATCGTCTTGCAGAGTATTGTCAAGGAGATTTAATAGCTCCAAAGGAAGACGAATACCCAAAGAAGGAAGAACAATCTGAAGGAACTGAAAAAAAAAACTAAACTGGTTTAAAAGGTTTCTTTTGAAAATTCATATCCTAGAAGAATAGCCATTCTAATAAATATCATATCAAATGAATAATAGAATGTTAACTGTAGTTGGAATGTTTGTTGTCAGTGTATTCATTGGTAGGCAAATGTTCGCAACTACAGAAGTTATACAGGCGCAGCCTGTTATACCCTCTATAGTGGAGTTACCTAACTTCCCTAAAGTAATAAAAGAGGAGAAAAAGTCTGTAGATGAGATAGATGTCGAGGTAGACTTATCTACATTAGAAGTATCTGTGAAAGGAACAACAGACGCAAAAGTGAATGTAAAAACTACTGGTGAACCAAAGCCAGTAGTTAAGTGGAAAACTAAAATAATAGAGAAGACGAATTCAACAGGATATCCGAAAGTAAAAGCTATAAGTAAGGTATCTGATGACGAATCACCGGCAACTCCATTAACAATAGTAGATAAATATGAACAATAAAATTATACTTCAACAGATGATACGTCTATCACGTATCATTAAGGACTCAAGAGAAGCAAGAGCTAAATTGAATTCTATTCAAGCTCAAACTGAATACTTTATAGTAGAAGGTAATCAGTCTACTTTTATTAGAGACCAAGCTAACAGTAGTATAACTAATTGTTTATATGTAGAACAGTACTTACGTTCGTCTGTAAGTAATGCTTGTAAATGTTTGGATGGTTTTGATGCTCTAAAAATGGAACCAATAGACTACATCAGTAGTAGTGATGTAAAAAATAAGTTTGTCGACATATGTCTAGGTAAGAAAGTAGTAGCTTCTATTAATCTTACCACTGGTGAAATAATAAGCATCAATACACCAAAACAAGGATTAACGGCTAAAGATGACAGCCCTACGGTAAAAAGTTAGTGATAATAACCGTATAATAAATACTATAATTATATCACAGTTCGAGAGGAGTAAAACTATAGCGTAAATCACTCCGAGGAAGTCATGCGGTAAGGTATATAATAATACTGGTCGCACCTGTCAGGGAGTTTGGAATCATTTCTCCATAGCCCGAAAAGTTACATGATCCGAGAATATGTTAGCAGCTAAAACTGTGAGATTACTCAAAAGGTAGGATGTTAGCTTATGTAATTGAAAACTACATAAGAGGGGATGAGCGTGTACAATCCTCATTATGAAGTGAGAACCGTTTGGAGACTTCTAAAGACGCAGTACTAAAGAGAAGACACACTGAGTACTAAACAGTGCAAAGGGAACGAAATCCCTATATCCGTATTAGTTTATCAAAAGCAGAATCAAAAAGGGATATAAACACGATGACGAAATAGGGGCAATACGGCTCCTAACTTATTCCTTTGGAAAGAATAGGTAAAGCCGAGAGGCAAAGGTTAGTTTCACCTTAAGCAAGCAGCCAGCTCATGGAAAAAAAGAGATTGCAGATAACGCATTACCGGTCTCCAAAATCGGTTAACAAAAGCGCTACTGTGCGTCCAGAAAGGGAAACAGGCTAACTCTAGTGTTCAGTATACATCAGCTGTGATGCAATATGCAATTGTGGATATTGGAACTTATACTTATGAAGGGAGTAAACTACTAATACTAATGTAAGGATAACCGTGTTATGGTACATACTTATACAAAGTAAGGATATGAAAGCTGGAAACGCAATGATCCAAGAATTAAACATGCAAACGTTAAAGCTTGACTGATTATCGTGGAGCAGGAGCCAATCCTGTACATTATCGTAAATAGTGTGCTGTAAAAGAACTTACGTATAAGGGATGAGGTATATGAGATTGATACCGTCTTTCAAGTCTAAGGTGACTCATGAGTTTTGTCGTGTAGATGAGTATAATGTATGAGAAATGACGAGACTAAAACATAATAGTCTAAAATGCGAGTATGAGGGCGCTATAACCCTGAACTTAGAAGCGGACACCTTTAGCAAGTGTTATTACGTGGTAATAAATAAGATTAGGAGATGCAGAGGAAACTCCTTGTAAAAAACGGCAGAGCTTAAGCATTTCAAGATATGTAAATGCCTTTGATTTATTATGCTAGTTCACACCAGAATTTTGGATAATAAACATCGTTATGGATTAAGGAAGTAAATAGAGTTATTAAAGATGCTTTAGGGTTAGAATCCTAAAACCAGTTTAGTAATAATTATAGTATATGATGATATACTTAATGAATCAACTTTACTTACGCTGAATAGAGTCAGCTATGATAAAATGAACTCTAATTGTTTAACTTTTAATTAATTGGGAAGTCCAATGATAGTACAGAGATTTCAAACTACTATTGTAAAGTAGGAGTTAAGGAGTACGAGTCACCCCGACTGCCAACCGACATTGCTGACTGTTAAGACACTCGTAAAGTACAATGCGCAACATTGTATGTGAGAGAACGCTGAGTCGTTAGTTACCTGTGTTGTTTCTTACACTGTCTCTGTAAGGGCAATAGTACACTTATGATGAAAGTATTCCATAAGCAAACAAGGAGACGATGATAGGTGGAAATCCTAATGTTCGTGCAGTATAAACAAACAAATCCTGGAAATGGTATAGATGGGTCATGCTATAAGCAATGAGTCTATGATTTTAGTAATGTTAGATTAAACAACCGTAATTCTAGCGAATTTCGATAATATCCGGACATACTCAGTAGGTTCTAAGGAACTAATGATAAAGTGGCTTATATCGCATCTAATCGCATTATACGCTTACGGTGAGGGGTGCGTTAAGCATCGAAGGAATTGAATCTTAACCGTCGAAACGGGACGTTAAAACAAAAAAATATCAGAAATTATCAGAAGTAACTCACAGAGTATTTCTCATAAATTTTCAATTTATCATTTTATGCTTAGTAGATTATGTGATTGAATTCACCTATTCCAATTTTGAATAGCTATTAAATAATCGAACGGTAGAGAGATTTTATCAATTTTTTGTATAACTATGTTCGTATTGGTATATCAAGTACGGACTCAAAAAGGAACATTTTTATGGAAAATAATATTAATAGAGCTAATACTCCGGGTTTAGCAGCTCAAATTTTAGCTCGCTATCGGCAAACAGCCCAGAAGTTTGGGCCTTTCTTTGGACAGCAGATATTTACAATCGTAGCACAGACTCCTGACCTTAAGTGGAAAGAAGATGTAGCTACAGGTAAGAATACTTTCCGTCAGGAAGTAAAAGCTTATATTCTCAAGGCTATTGATGTTGAGTCAGTTAGTTTACTTGAGAAGGATGTTGACGGACGTCCGAAAATCATCTTGAATGAGAAGAAGAATGATCCGTCATTAGTCTTTGAGCTTGCTGATCCTGAATTTACCAAAGCAACACGGCAGAACGTAATTGAATGTATTGAACGGTTGAGTAAACCAGGCTCTAAGCCTATGTTCTTTACAGCTGAAGAACTTCCTATGTTGAATGACTTAACTAAGTTATCCAACCAGAGTGTGTTGAACTTCTATGAAGAGATGACACGTAAGTGTATGCAGTTAGCTGAAACTGTCCGTAGTTATATGGATATGAATCAGCGTATGCAGGTTGAGTATTTACGGCAGTGTGGTTTAGATAATCAGGAAACTGAAATTCACGTAACTGCTACGATTACTGAAGAAAAATAGTAGAAGCTTATGAACGGCAGACTTTCTTCATTGCGTGTAGAACTTCTGCGAATTCTAATATGTTCTGAGCCAGCCATATTGTCTAAAATTCAGATTTGGAATGGAGGACGTACCGAAACACCTAAAAAAGTAAGTATTAGAGAAGATGGACGGGTCTTTCTATTTTACGGAAGTGGGCCATTATGGTGGCAAAGATTATTTAATACTTATGAATCGGTAAGTATTATAGATGCTTCTATTAGTATAGCAGATGCAATTACTGGGTCAAATTCGACTCGAAATGAATATGCCTTTGACGAGATTACTAAAAGTATAATTGATGAGGCAAAGAAACGTAAAGATTTCGATTGTATAGTTGATATTTTGTTTGATTGTATGAGGAATTGTTCAGATGGGGAACTACATTCTAAATGGATTAATCAAGAGAATATCAAAAAATATGCAAGAGAAAATGGTATAACCAACGTTGAAGACGTTAACCTTGAAGGGCTTAATGGAATAGTTGGAATTAAGACTGGTGGACGGGTTATTCCTATAGTACTCGGCCAGTTAAGAAAATTTAGAAAATATTGATTTGGATATTATCTTAAAACAACATAATTTCATAGTACTGAACTGGGTACTATTTATAGTAATTACTGCTGAATTGGGCAGTTATTGCTACACAGTTCCTTAACTCAATTGAATAGAGTAACACACTTCTAATGTGTAAGTTATGGGTTTGAATCCCATAGGAACTACTACTGGTAGATGTAGTTTGGTCGAGTATTTAACATTTAAAAACATTAATCAATATGAAATCAATTACATCAATATATTTGCTCGGAGATAAGAATAAAGGTAAAATCGGTCGTATTAAGGAAATTTCTAATGAAATTACTTTCTATTGGAATAAGATTAAAGAAGAAAATGTTATTCCAAAAGAAGCTAAACGTAATTATGACTTAAAAGAGTTACTTCAGAAGATTAAAACTCTATCTGAAGAACGCATATTATTAAAACTGTATATGCAGTGTATTAATATGGGTTATAAGAAGTTTACCGAATTACCTAAAGATAATAACTATCTTAACATCTTTACTTTATGTGAAAAGACTGAACAGTTGTTTCACTTAAGTAAGATTAAGACTCTTGATCCGAAACTTAAACGTTCTAAAGGAAAGAAGAACCTAGATAAAACTGAAGAACTTACTTCAGCTTATATTGCAGGTCTAAAAAATAAATTACAATTAGAAATTAACAAAATCAATAAAGATATTACAGATTTTAATGAGAAAGCAGAACTCAATATTGAAGCTCCTGCTTTATCATTAGCTGCATAAATAATATTTAAAGGGGTAAATCCCCTTTAAATTAGTATTAATATTTTAATTATCAAAATTATGAAAAAGATATTAGCAAAGAAAAATAAGAGAACCGGTATAAAGAATCATAGAAGTAATAAAAATAAGTTTCGTAGAAGCTATAAGGCTTATCAAATAATGACGGTAAGCAAGAAACCGGGACCATCTGGAGTCATTAAATATGATGAGAATGGGAAAGTAATAGGATTTGTAAAGTGGGCAGGAAATAAAAAACAATCTGAATACACTACTAAAGTAGCAAAAGATGCTATGAATGAAGACAAATCTATAAAACAATCTAAAAAAGAATTAATCAAGAATATTCTTATGAAAGCAGGATATGATCCTACAATACGATATACCCGTAAAGAGAAGAAACATTTTACGCGTATAGTTAAGAACAATATGTTCACTAAACCTAAGGGAGTTACGTTAACAACTGAACAAATCAAAGAGAAAATAAAAGCTGATAAACTTGCAAAGAAATCTATGCAAGCTAAATTTGATGAATCAGTACGTAATAATCCTTTAACTCCTAAAAAAGGTAAACAGATGGCTCCTAGTGCCGCAGAACTATCTGTTAAAGAAAAGCCTAACAAAAGAAACTTTCAATATGCTATACAGAGAAAATGCTCTGATAATGATATGAAAGTATATGATTTTGCTACTGGAAACTTTGAAGCATCTACTAGAGATGAAGCAAAGAATAAAGCTGCCAAGTTAGCTAAAAAGTATAAGAAAGATACATCATTTACAGGAGTAACTGTAAAGGATATTGAAGGAGATAATAGTATAACTTATTATAGTCGTAATAAGTTATTAGCAGCATAAAAACATAATATTTCTGTTTCCATAACTTAAACTGGTTTCTCATGTAGCTCAGTGGTAGAGCCGCTACTATGTAGTGTGATTGCGTTGGTTCGAGTCCAACCATGGGATCTAACTTTAAATACTTATAATATGATTATACGAGGAAAAATAGTCTACGTATATGATATTGAGGTATTTCAAAATATCTTTCATTGTTCGGTAAAAAATACAGAAACAAACAACATCTATAAGTTTGAGATATCAGAAAGAAAAAATCAACTAAGAGAATTAGTTAAGTTCTTTAAACAAGTAGATAAATACATTACTTGGGGAGATTATTATACTACAAATATTAACATTCCAGCTAATGTTATATTTTGTGGCTATAATAATTTGCATTATGATAATCCTATAATTAATTATATAATTGAGTATGAGGATAAATTAATGCAATATAATATACCTACTATATGTAGTTCTATATTTAATCTAAGTAAGACCATAACTACTTCAAGCGAAGATAACATAGATGCATGGAAACATTGGAAGTATCAAATATGGTTTGATACTTTTGATATTCTTACTATGTTATATTCTAATAAACTTAGAGTAGGTTTAAAGGAAATACAAGTAACAATGCAATATCCTAATGTACAGGAATTTGTATGTGATTGGACTAAACCACTTCCTTTAGAAGATTTTGACTCTATGATAGATTATAATATCAATGATATTGAATCTACTTCAGAATTACTAAATAGATGTAAGAAAGACGTTGATTTACGAATCGCTATTGAAGATGAATATGGAGTAAGAGTACTAAGTAAAGATGGTGTAAATATTGGGATGAAAATTTTAACTCAGAAATATCTTGAAAAAACAGGTTTAACTTGGTGGGATATTAAAGATTTAAGGTCTCCAATGAGTGTAATACCATTGAAAGATGTAATATTACCATTTATTAAATATGATAGTCCTATTCTACAGAGAGTATTAGATGATATGAAAAATCAGATAGTATCTCCAGGTAGAAAGGGATATGAGAATAAGTTTGTATTTAATAATTTACGCTATTCTGTAGGAGTAGGGGGTATTCATTCTGTGAATAGTCCTGAAATCATTATTCCCAGAGATGATGAAATACTCATAGATATAGATGTAGCTTCTCTATATCCTAGTATGCTTATAGAATATGAATTCTATCCTAAACATTTAGGTAAAGAATTCTTAGAAGTATATAAGCAAATTAAAGATGAACGAATTGAAGCTAAACATAATGGTGATAAAGTAAAGAATGAAACTTTAAAGCTGGCTTTAAATGGTTTATCAGGTAATTTACAGAATGAACATAATTTCTGTTATAGTCCATTTGCAGTAATGCAGATTAGAATTAATGGGCAGTTACTGTTACTTATGTTAGCTGAAAAATTAACTCAAATTGGATGCCGAATCGTCCAAGCAAATACTGATGGTCTATTTGTCTTACTAAAGAAAGACGTATATTCCAAAGTAAACAGTATTTGTAGAGAATGGGAACAGCTTACTAAACTTACTTTAGAAGAAGATCGTTTTAAAGCAATGTATCAATATGCTATTAATGATTATTTTGCTATTACTGAAGATAACAAAGTAAAAGAGAAAGGAATGTTTATTACTACTGTAAAATTAGGTAAAGGATTAACTCCAAAAATTATACCTAAAGCAGTAATAAGTTTCTTTAAAGATGGAATATCAGTTGAAGATACAATTAAGAATTGTACAGACATAAGAGATTTTCTAATGTCTGAGAAAACTGGTAAACAGTGGCATGTTGAATATATGAACGAGGAACAACAGAGAACTAATCGTTTCTATGCGTCTACTAATGGAGGATACTTATGGAAATGGAAAGATACTGGCCATAAAGAAGGTGAAATTATAACATACACTGAGCCATATGTAGGAGAACATAAATATAAGGCTTCTGCAAGGCAGTATCAGAATATGCTAACAGCATCTGGCGTTACTCTTCTAAATAAGTTTGATGATAAACCAATTGAAGAAAGAAAGATTAATTATAGGTATTACATTATGGAAGCCTATAAGATAATCAGAGATTTGAAACCGTTACAATTGAGCCTATGGGATTAACAGAGGCTTATCAGATATATTTCAGACAAACCATAAGCTTATATAATATATAAGACTATGATTTTAGAAATAGACACTTCTATCTTAGATAGAATACCAACTTTATCTATTAATCAATTAGTATTCCTAACACTTGTATTGAATGATATCAAAACAATCAATCAAGACATTCAGAGACTTCTCAGCCTAGTTAATGAAGAAGAAATACAAGAGTTAGAGACTCAAGGTTTAATTTCTATCCAATATGATAGAGATACCCAAGTCATAAGTAAAACAGAAAAACTAGAAGAACTTCTTAAAGAAGATAAAGCTATGTTTGATATGTTTTATGACCAATTTCCAGTTTACGTTATGAGACCTGATGGAACTAAAGGATTTCTCAGAGCTAATGTAAACAAATGTAGGAAAGAATATAATCGTATCATAGGCAAGTCTAAAGCAATGCATGAACACATTATGGATTGTTTAAAATATGAAATAGATGAGCGTATGCGTACAGGTAAAATAGGTTATATGAAGACTATGTGGAAATGGCTCACTCAACATGAGTGGGAAACTATTGAGGAACAAATGAAAGTAGAAACTCCTAACCAAAATTACTATAATTATGGAACAGATATCTACTAAGACACTAACATTTAGACATATATCCTCTGCTACTAATGAAGCAGTAGAATATATCCGTAAGAGAAAGAATCATGAGATTGTTTCTTTACGTACTAGATGGAGTAAGTTTAATAAATCCTGTATGGGAGGCATTGAACCTAATACCATATATACTATTGTAGGTATATCTGGTAGTGGCAAAAGTTCATTTGTAAATACACTTGAAAGTGATTTAATAGACTTAAATTCTAATCAGGATGTAGTAGTACTTAATTTTTCATTTGAAATGTTAAGTTCTAGACAAGTAGGTAGAAAATTGAGCAGTAAGTTAAGGCAAACTACTGCTCAGCTATATAGTTCTAGTAGTGATTTAGACAATACACTATTAGAAGAAGTAGAACAAACCTCTCAACAGATAAAATCATATCCGATATATTATGTAGATTCACCGGGTACTGTTGCAGATATAGCATCTACCATTGATTACTTTTACGAAAATAAAGCTAAAGGCAAGAAGTTTGTGATTATACTTGATCATACTTTGCTTGTTGAAGGTCAAAATCGTGAAAGTGCACTACAAGTGATTTCCGATTTACAGAAACTGTTTATTAGAGTAAAAAAGTTTCCAGATACTACAATAATACAGTTATCACAGATGAATCGTAATATCGAAAATCCTGAAAGAATTAATAATCCATCTATGCATTATCCAATGCGTAGCGATATATCTTCTGCTGATACTATCTTTCATGCATCAGATTACGTTATATGTATTCATAGGCCAGAGCTACTCAATATACAGAGTTATGGACCAAATCGTTTACCAGTAAGAGATAAAGTTTATTTGCATATTCTAAAGAATAGAGATGCAGGTGAATGTTCTATACTTGAGTTTGATAATGACCTTAAATACAATAACTTAATTGAGACTATACGAGAAGATGAACCAGTAAGGAAGATTTCGTTTAGTAATAACAATTAAAAAGGCTGAAAATTATGAAATCATATACATTTACATTACCGAAAAATACTAAGAGTGCAAAAACATATAAGGAGTCTTTAATGGACCGAGTAATTAACGCTTATCCTTGGATGACTGTAGAAAGTAAGAGTGATTATCCTTCCTGCAGTTATGGCATCGAATATGCTGGTGCAGGTGATATTATTACTTTAGGTTTAAGTAAGACTCATAATATTGGATGGTTGCCGAAGGAATGCGCTAATTGTCCGTTTAAGTGTTGGGGAGATAATGTAATTAATTTCGACTTAGAAACAGAATTCTTCAAGGCTATTAATGCACTTGATATTTATGCAAAGGAACATTGTCCGTTTGATGTTGACTATGACTTTAAAGATGAGTTTGGTACTCCAGTTAAAATCTTTGATAACTTCGTACAGATTGGTTATGAAGTAATTCCTATTGCATTTGGTTCTTTGAACTATTTAAAACCGAAGACAAAGAAAACTATTATCGATATCACGATTAATATTAAGAAACGTGGTTTGTTTTAATTAAAATATCTTATTCCATATTATCAGAAATTATCAGAACTTTATCAGAGGAATACAAAAAAATAAAAGCTTTTATGATTGTATTACCAAAAGAGAAAGTAAAAGCTAAAGTAGAAAATCCTAGATTTTTGATTTTATTTGGTAAACCAAAAGCTGGGAAAACTACTTTAGTTGCAGCACTGGATAACAATCTAATTATTGATTTAGAAGGTGGTTCAGAGTTCTTAGAGGCATTAGCTGTTCAAGCTAGATCTGTAAAAGATTTAGGTGATATAGCTAATGCAATAAGAGAGATTAAAAAGGAAACTGGTAAATATCCTTATAAATATATTACTATAGATAATGCTACACGTCTAGAAGAGATGTGTATGAGTTTTGCAATTCAACTTTACAAAAATACTCCAATGGGTAAGAAGTACGAAGGTACAGATTTGAGAACATTACCTAATGGGTCTGGTTATTTATATATAAGACAGGCTGTAAGAAAAGTTATTGACATGTTCCGTGGATTATGTGATAACTTTATACTTATTGGTCATACTAAAGATAAGTTGATTAATAAGAATGGTGAAGAAATGGCAGAAATGTCTCTTGATTTAGTAGGTGCATTAGCAAATATTATATGTGGCGAAGCAGATGCTGTTGGCTATGTATATAGAAAGAAGAATGAGACACATATCTCATTTGAAGGCGGAGATAATTCCGTTATTGAAGCTAGAGCACCGCATTTAAGAGGAAAGAATATAGTAGTAGCAGAGAGTGATGAAAATAATAACATTACTGCTTATTGGAATAAAGTTTATTTACCTGAATAATTAAAAATAAGATATTATGATATTTAGTACAGAATTAGCAAATGAAGTAAAGTTGTCAGATAATAGTAATAATACTAAGTACTTGGAAGCAGGTATTCATGACAATGTTAAGTTTGTATCCGCAAAGTTTGCAGAGTCTCCTACAGGGAAGAAGTTCATTGAATTTACTTTTGAAAAAGATGGTAAGAGTCTTGTTCATACTGAATGGGAACCAGCTGTTCGTGAAGGCGATACTGAAGAACAGAATCAAAGTAAAGCTACTAACCAGGTAACTCGCATTATGCGTATACTCAAGTGTTTCTATCCTAAGAATGTATTGGCATTCAGTGGCAGTTCTTATAAGGAGTTTGCTAACTGGGTAGTAACAATGCTTAATAGTGCTAATAAAGATATTTTACTTAAAGTAAAGATAGTTTATAATGATAAAGGTTATACTACACTTCCTAGTTATGTCAAGTTTGCCTCTATTGAGCCTATGAATATTCCTATGGGTTTCTATGAAGAAGGTAAGAATGAAAGCATGATTAGAGAAATTACAGGTATTGATCAGTTTACTAAGCCGATTGTTGCAGATAAGGAAGATAAGGAGGTTAATCCTCTTACTACTACTGTAAGTGATCAGCCTAGTGATGATCTACCTTTCTAATTTTGTAGATAATCCTATAAGCAGCTTACGCTAGGCATAATATAGCGATACGTGAGTAGCATGCCGCTATGTGAGATAAGAAGCAATCGACGGTAATACGCCGAATGTAAGGTGTGACGGAGGTATCAAAATTCATAGAATAGGGATAGCATGCACTCACGTTTTTATGATAGTAATGGTTAATTAAGGTTCGATTCCTTAGCTATCACTAAAAATATATCATATGATTTACGATACAACAAAAATAAAAGATAATGTGAGTATTACTTTAGATTGGATATTGTCTAAAGTAACTGAGTATGATATATATGCAGCGTATATTGGTAATTTTAAAGTAGGCATGATATATAATTCGCCATTGAGAAAGGATAAAACTCCTTCTTTTGGATGTTATTATAGTAAGAAGACTAAACAGTTAATGTTTAAGGATCATGGTACTGGAGAATGTGGTAATGTAATTAAATTTGTATCACTATTCACAGGACTAACTAACTATTCAGATATACTTAATGATATAGTTAATAAACTTAAAATTACTAATGATACGAAACTCGTTAGCTCTAAGCAATATATACCGTCAACCGAGACAGTAATTGGTATTGTAAGACAAGACTTTACTCTAACAGATATTAATTACTGGTCTCAGTTTAATATTTCTACTACTACTCTAAAGAAATTTGGAGTAAGTAGTATAAAATATTATCTATGTAACGGAGTTGTAAAGGGTATTTACAAGGATAGTAATCCTATGTATGCTTATAAGGTTTATAATAATTTTAAAATATATAGACCTTTAGCAGATAAATATACAAAGTGGCGTAATAACCTGACTGAGAACGACATTCAGGGGTTTAAACAGTTACCTAAAACTGGAGATATACTCATTATTACAAAGAGTATGAAAGACGTCATGTGTTTATATGAGATGGGTATTCCTGCAATAAGCCCATCATCGGAGTCTACATTTATCCCAGATAAGGCTCTAAACCAGCTTAAGAAGCGTTTTAAACGTATAATTATCTTATTTGATAGAGATACAGCTGGAGTTAAATACCTTCGTAAAATGAGCCTTAAAACAGGCTTAGAAGGAATGTTAGTCCATAAAAAGTTTAAAGCAAAAGATATATCTGATGCAGTTAAGCTTAATGGATTTGAAACTATTAAAAATTGGTTATATGAAGAAATTTATTAAAAAAGTTGGTTTTATATTATCTATTCCATTAGTTTGGTTATTAGTAATATATAATATACCTACTTTCTTATTAGACTATATAATAAACTGGTTACGGTCTACTAGTAATATGGCTAATATAATAAGGTGTTGGAAATTACTCAAATTTGGAGTAATTAGTCTATACAATAATAAAGACGTAACATTAGAAAGTACTATAAAAGCATATAATAAGGATGAATGGATTACATTTAATAGTACAAAAAAAATAAAGGTTAATGAGAAGAAAAAAATAGTTAAATAGTAAAGTACGAAATGCAACTCCAAATGAATATGATGGAATTAAATTTCGTAGTAAACTTGAAACTTATACATATAAAAAGCTGAAAGAGGCAAATATTATGGCAGATTACGAGATGCATCGATATGAGCTACTTCCAGCTTTTACTTTTGATAATAAAAAGTATAGAGCAATGACTTATCTACCTGACTTTGTAGGAGATAACTTTATTATTGAATGCAAAGGATATCCTAATGAAGCCTGGCCTTTAAGAGAGAAACTATTTAGATATTACTTATGTAGTAACAATATACAGGTTGATTTCTATATAGTCCATAATCAAAAGGAGGTAGATGAGTTAATAAAAAAACTAAAGAAATGATACTATTTTATAGTATAATTATATATAAATTAACTAAAACTTTATACCATGAAAATCTGCGCAATAAGTGATATACATGGTCATTTAATTAATATACCAGAATGTGATGTGTTATGTATAGCAGGTGATGTGGTGAATTTACTTGCTCAGAGAGATAACGAAGAATCAGATAAATTCTGGTCTATCACTTTTGTCAATTGGGTAGATAAATTACCGTGTAAAAAGGTAATTGTAGTTCCAGGAAATCATGATATTTATATAGAAAATCTTATCAATGATATTATAAAAGATTTAAGTTGGCAAGATTTTAAGATTAAGATGTCAGCCTTAACTGATAATAAAGTAGTATTTCTTGTTGATGAACTATATGAATATGAAGGAATAACCTTTTATGGAACTCCTTGGATAGCTCCTATACATTGGCAAACATGGGCATTTGAAGATACTCAGAATGAATACGATGAGTATATATGCCCATATGAAAAGATACAAAACTGTGATATACTTATTACTCATGAAAATCCTAATTATAATGAAAAGCTTGAACATTACTGTTTTGGTAAATATAAGCATCATTTCTTTGGACATTGGCATGATGGTATATCATATGGTCATTTAAATCAATATAATTGTAGTATACTAACTGACAGTTATCTTGAAAGAGAAAGACCTAAAATAGTAACTATAGAATTAAGTGAGAATGATAATTGATAAACCGTATTATGAAGACAATACGAGAATATCAAATTCTGCTATTGGTTGGTTCTTAAAGAAAGGACCACGTTTCTATCGAGATATGATAGATGGAAAGGAAGAAGGATTAAAACTTCCTCAACTTGAAAGAGGTACTATGATACATGAATATATATTGCAACCAGAAGATTTCTGGAATGATTATATAATTCTTGATTATGATGTACCTAAAGTAAAGCAACAAAAAGATTTCTGTGAGACTTATGCTAATTCATTAGAGCTCATAGAAGACGATAAAAAGATTGCTGCATACAAATCTGCATACAGTAATTCAAAAAGCTCTGAAATCGTCTTAAAAGAAGCTACAGAGCTATGTAATCGTTATGCTAATTATATTAAAGCATTACAAAGTAAAAAAGATAATCGTAAAGTAATATCTTTTGCTGATTTAAATATGCTTAAAAATATTAAGAATAATATTGATAATCATAAAAAAGCAAAAGAGTTATTAGAAGATATTCCTGGAGTAGAATCTCATAATGAGTTTCATATTAACTGGGAACTACCTATTAATGATTGGATTGCACCTTGTAAGTCTCTACTTGACAGATGCATATTTGATCATATAAATAAGAAGATTACTTTAATTGACTTAAAGACAACTAGTGATGTCTATAATTTTAAACATTCTGTAGAAGAATTTGATTATTATAGACAAATAACTTATTACTTGCTTGCAATTAGTTGGTATATGAAAGATCAAGGAATTGACATTTCAGATTATGATTGTGAAGCATATATTATTGCTATTCAGACAAATAGTAATAATGAAGTGAGAGTTTTTAATATGTTTAACGAATTAGAGTTAGATGATCGTAAGGACCTCATTGTCAAAACTTTAACAGAATTATCATATCATTATCAGACAGGTAATTGGGACCATACTCGTAAATATTACGAAAATGATGGAATTGAAGAATTATAATCCTAAGAGTTCTGAAGATTGGGCAATTGTTGCTAAGTATGATACAGTAGAATTTACTGATGAAGAAGATATAAATCAACCTACAGAAGTAGAAATAGATGGTATGGAGTAATGAATTAATTTTATTAGCTCCAAGAGTATTACCAAATAGAAAACCCTTAGAACATTCAAGTTTTATAGGCTTATATACAGCTATAAATAGAGAATACTCTAAGGGTTTTATATATTTAGTATTTAAACATATAGACGCAAAACAGGTTAAAGATTTAGAAGGATCTTTAAATAATACTAAATATTATTATAGTATGAAATTACTATACGTTAATAGTAAATATTTTATTATATTTACTTTCTATATAGATGATATTAATATAGAGGAATATAAAGAACATGGTAATATTGGTTTTACTATAGAAGATTATGCTTTAATTTTTATTTTTTGGGGGGATTTAGTTAAAGATATGCCTCAGTTTTATAATGAGGATATATTTGAATGTAAGAACAAATTAAATGAAAAGGACCTATTGTGAAATAGGTCCTTTATTTATTCTCCTAAAATTTGTTTCTAATAATAATTACGTTTACTTTGGATATCCTTAAGCTCCCATAAGTTTTTAAAAGGAGTAAGTTTCCATAGAGCTCTCTCAAATTCAGTCATACCTTTATAAGCTCCACGTTTAATTACTTTATCTCCTTCATATGTTTCTCCAGTAAAAATAGAACGAGAGAAATTAAATAACATACTAGTAGGAGCAGACATAACTTCTGTAGCATTCTCTATATATGAAATAATAGCAGATGGACTCTTAACAATTCTGGCCATATCTAATATATTATATGGTGCCATTATTTCAAAAGATGTACGCTCCATCACATAAGCTAATAACTATTTTAATTTATTTTTCTTGTCGTCGTCCGCTGAGCTTGATAATAGAGGTCGTATCAATTGAGTAATAAGTAACCATAATGATATTTCTGTTGTAATCTTTGATAAATTTTCTCTAGCTACAGGATCGGTAAGAAACTCCCTCCTAAACGCTAATAGAATATTTTCATTATGTTCAATTGCTTGAGTGAATATTCTATAAGGAGTCTAAAATACAGCCTCTTTATATCGTCTAGTTTGATAATCTAACTATCTACTCATAAGAAAACGTTCTTGAAGAATAACAGGAAGATATTGTCTGTGCATCATAACAAACTATCCTGCCGCATTAGCGAAAATAACAGATCTCTGTAAATTTGTCAACTAACCATCTGCAGACTGTGATAAAGATCTAGCTAAATAACCTATTTCATCTTTAATCGCATCTACTGCAGATTGATTAGCTGGGTCTTTAGCAACCATTTCTCCTCCTACAAATTCTATAGCATCTCTAAAAGTTAATTTATCCCCAAAATTCCAATCAAGTATATCTCCAGGTCTAAATACTTTTAAGTTATGTTTCTGTTTATACTTCTCTCTAGACAAGAATTGTCTATTGCCATCTTCATCTATGACAAGCTTATAGTTATGCATTATAGAACCTAGTATCTATCCTTTAACAAAATGGTCCTACAACGTGTACATTCCAAATCCCCAGTGTTTAGATGTCATACTAAGTAATCTATTTTGATTAGTAGGATTAGGTTGCATTTCTGCACCAACTTCAAAATACTCCATACATTTGGTCATAAACGGCACATATGTAGTCACTCCGGTTTTACCTGGAGCATTAAGTAATAAATCACTCAACATATCTTTAAGGGCATACGCTGCATCTACGGGATTATAATATCTTTGTACTAATAGATTGACTGTATGAGAATATAATGCAGTAAAACCACCAGTAAGAGCGCACCAGAGATTGAGAGCTAAGTTTCTGACAGTACCTAGTGTTCTAAGTATTGCTAACATCTTGGTCACATTTATCTCTCTTGGTTTACTTATATCATAATTTATAAGATTAAATATACTACCTTTATAAGGTACAATACCAAATAATTTACCACTTTTATTATTACCATAACTTATAGTTACTGTTTGAGATTTGATATCATACAGATTCATATCAATAAAAGCCTTTACGAATTTTGCTACATTGGTTTCTCCAGCTTTCACATTATCCTGTCTATCAGTATACTTTTTACCAAGTACATGAGATTTAAGTAACTCTACTTTTGGTTGGATTTCCTTTTTGTATTTCCATTCTTTTGCAGCTTTGTAATATTCTATAACACTACCTACTAAGTCAGCTTTCAATACTGCAGGATTATCTAATCTAGCGATATAATTCTGAGGTATGAGATTCAATCTTTCTCCATTTGGTTTATTGAGAGCTTTGTTAAAACCTTTATCATCATTGCGAACTGATAGTTTATCTTTAATCCACTCAGATAAACCTTTGAATGGTGATGCCAGTTTGTATAAGCCGTTTGCAGCTCGATATTCAGAACTGATATATCTATATAAGCTACCTGACATTTGTGGAGTTCTATATGGATATATTTTATTTAAGTTAGTATATTCTGCATTAGCTTCTGCCATAGTGCTTAGTAGCGCATCGTATAAAGCCTTTACTTCTGGTTTACTTTGTATTTTCTCATATCTTTCAGATGAGTCATACTTATCTTTCTTAGGAATCCAGTACTCATCTTTTAATTCTGGGTGATCTACCTGAGCTTGATAATAGGCTTTATTATAAAATGGGCTATCTTCAGACACCTCTAACCAGTTGTTATTAGGAACTCTTTCTATTAACTTTTCGTCTCTAGGAACAAGTTTAGTATACCAAGATTTAGGTACAGTCTTAATAGTAGTTCTACCATTACTATCTACACTTTTTATAGTGTATGCATTAGCTTGTAGCCATAGCTGCGCAGATTCAGGGTCATCATTAAGTAATGAATCATAAAACTTACGCTTATCTTCATACCACTGTTTAGTTGGAACTGTTTGAGCAATTTCATCAAATTCGTATTCACCTGGAATAGTAGAAGCCTTTTTCTGCTTTCTTATCTGTGTCATTCTACGAGATAAAGCGCTAAGAGCGTTCTTAGTACTTTGCGGTAAGTTACGAGCATCTATTTCACCTGTAGCGTCATCTCTGAACATAGCTAATATAGCTCTTCTACGTTCCTATAGAGCCGCATACTCTTCACCATAGAACTTTCTAGCAGCTTTGTTTAACTTATCGTAAAATTCTTCCTTATACTATACTTTAGAATTGAGTTCTAACCATTCTTCTTTCTAGGCTTTTGTAAGTGTCTTATCATTCATTACCCGAGCTTTTTCTTTCTCATAGGCTTTACTATTCTTAGTCATTACAATACCTTTAGAAAGCTTCTTATTAAGTTCTTGTAACTCTTCAGCTACCTATAGTTGTATACCTTGTTTTTTACGACCATTTATATCATATAAACTAGCTAATTGTTTCTTCTCTAATTGATGTTTCTTTAACTAAGATCTTTCTTCTGGAGATAATCTATCTAATCTAACTATACCATAATTATCCCTAGCTTTGTTTTGTAGGTTACGTATATTAATCTGTATAGATTCTCTCTATTGTTGAGTTTCATTACTTAGGTGATTAAACGCCTCGTAGTATTCTGCAGTAAATCTTCTCTCACAGTGTTCTGATAACCATTTATTTCTTAATCTATTGTACTCTATACGTATGGCTCTATTTTCTGGTAAATTTAAATCTGTAATATCAATACCTAGCTGCATACATATTTTATCCATTTCAGTTCTGTATGCTTTTTCAAATTTACCATAATTCCTAGACCTAACAAAATAACCGGTAGTATTACCATCATCATCTACTTCAAATAACTGCATTTGGTTATATTTATTAGTCTTCTGTAGTAGATTTAATAATTCCGTTTGTTTAGCATAGGTATCATGTCTAACTTTCTCTTCCGCGCCATTTATTAAATAAAAGATAGACTTTATACAGTCATCTTTTATTTTGTCACCAGCACCAGTTAAGTAAGTAAGGTAGGATATATCTTTATCATATGTAGTAATATCATTCTATTCATAATTATAAATAGTTACTGCACCAACTTCTACTCCTATATCTTTAAGTATTTTAGATGCATTTCTAGATATCTAACTTTTTACAATAAGTTGACCTTCCTTAAGTAAAGCCTAATAAGACTTAGCTCTTTTTAATAATTTATCTAATTTATAATCACCGTTGCCGTCCTTACCTACTATTTCCCTATAAGGTTCTCTATAGATTAGCTACTGTACTATATCATCTACAATACCGACATAAAAACTAAAAAAATTCTAATCTAGATCATTTAACTTATCATTATCTATAATCTCATTATTTTTTCTAGTTTTTATTAACATCTCAGAAGCTGATTTAATCTCATCTGCAGATTGCTGTAAAAAGTTGTTTATATTTTCATAGTCTGACACCAAACCCTATGTAATGTTTTGAATCTGCCATTCCATAGTTTTTTTCATCTGCTGTTCTACAATAGGATCTGAATGTTTAAATGTCTTTAGACGTGAAGTTAATGATTCGTTAATAGTTTGTGCTAAGTTATGTGTAATTTTATCAAATTCGTTCTTAGCTATTTCGTCACTGTTAAGAATCTACTCCATCATACGGACAGCGCTTTCTTCCCTGAATATCAAATCAGAATTAGTGTCTATAAACTCCTGTTCTGTAATATGATTGCGTATGTTAAAAGATACTAAGTCTACTAAGTCATCATACATCTGTTTAGCATCAGATTCTCGCCACCCTAAATACTCAAGTAATAATTTAACAAATTCTTTTATCTTATTAAAGAAACTAAGATTATTAATGTCTTCAGTACGCCTCTGAATAAGATTAAAGAAATCACGATTAGTTAAAAGCTCAGCCGCAAATTCATCAATATCATTTAAACCATAGAATTCATCGTGGAATTTTCCTTCATCGTCTTTTTTATCTTTAAATAATTCAGAATACTCTTTTTGTAGCTGAACCAGTTTATCGTATATTTTCTTTTCCTGCGCTGTGTAACTACCACTTTTTACTCTCAATAGAGTTCTGGTAGTATAGGCGTGAACTATTTCATGCAGTATAGATTCTGCATTGAATTCCATAGAATTAATACCAAATTTATCTGTATTAATTGTTATGGTGTGATTCTTAGCATCGTAAAACATATATTTACCTTCTAAGCCCAACTTAACAAATGTAACAGGTATATCAGTATTCTTAAACAAATTTAACAATCTTCTAGCTGGACTGTCTTGAGACACATAAGGAATTATTCTCTCTACTAACTCACTAGAAGTTGCAGAACCCTAACCAGTATTAGTTACAAAAAATGTTGCAAATTCTTCTGCAGGGTGATATTCGTAACTAAACGTAGTACTATCGTCATATGATAATACCTACTCTATATTTGGTTCCTAATTTTCATCTAATTGAGTGCTTAGATTAGACGCCTTAAAGCCGTCTGAGAAGACTTTAGACTTAGCTTCAATAGCTTGTTCACGATTACCATTATAATGACTTAAAAGGTCTGAAAACAGCTTAGAAGGCTCCCCATTGGGAGCCTGATCTATAGCATAACCATTGTTCTCAGATATTATGTAATATGCAGCGTCTTCACTACCTAATACAGTAGTGAGCTCATCTACAGCTGCTTTTACTTCCGGATTATCTAAAATTAAACACTGCATAATTACTTACATTCTTTTTTACGTTTCTTACCATTTTTCTTTAAGTTACTAATAGTACCTTCGTCTATCTGAGTTATATCATCAATAGGAGTTTCTACACTATCTATAATTTCAGTTATCAATTCAGTAACATCTACAGCTTCTGGTTCAGGAGTTAAATCTTCAAACTCTATACCACTATCTGATTCCATTCCATCTAAATCTGACAGTAATGTATCATCTATGTGATTTATGTTATCTATTTCAGATGGATCTGTAGTACTGTCTACGAATTCTTCTGGAGTAATAGTCTCCTGAGCTTGTATTTCAGTTTCTTGAGTGCTACTATCCTGAATACTCTGTTCTGTGTAATTATCTGCTTGATCTAACTCTATAGACGCATTATGTTCTATACTATCGTAGTTAGAGTAATCTACAGAATGATAACTACCATCTTTTACGAATACAACCGAGTCCTTACCATTCAATAGTTTAGCTCTTTTATCTGCTAGCTCATATGCACCGTTCACTTGATCTAACATTTTATCGGTAAAATTATTAGTATCAAATGCAGAAGGTTGATTACCATCTTTATATAACTCGTATATTGAGTTAGAACCGGCATCAAACCCTAACTTAGGTACTACGGTATATATTCTCTCTATAGTTTTACCAGTATCAAGATTTACTATATCACCAATTCTTTGATATACGTCTATGTTATTACCTAAGCCTACTATTTTAAAGAACTTGTGATTTCTAGAGAGATCATAATCACCTTTAATACTTATCACAGTATTAACATTTACTCTAGATTTATTAGTAGCAGAAGCTAGATTTATTACATTAGAAACACTCTCTCCACCATCATCATTGCGTCTTACTCTTCTAACAAATACTGGAACTATATCATTATCTCTCCAGTAATTTCTCACAAGATTAAGATAAATCTAATCTATTTGATCTGAACTATTATTACTGTTAATTACAGTAGTATCACCGTAATTCAGTTTATTAATAGCGTCAGCAATAGAAGATACATAACCTAATTTACGCTTATACCACATAGGTACTAGGTTAAAGAATGAATTAGGAGTTCTATTATCATAACTAGTCAAGAAAGAATACTTAACTAATGTTTCAGCAAATTCTCTAACAATATTATCTTCACTAGTAAGTAAGTCATAGAAAGCAGATCTAAGTCTATCTTCATAATATCTAGAATTATTCATAGTAGATGTAGACGTATTTATGTAACTTATATTTTTCTTATTATTTGAAGTAACAGCTTGCAAATAATTAAGTAAAGTATTAGTAATATTTCCTTGTTCATCTACAAATGACATCAGATTTATGTCATCTTTATTAGTTCTGATATAATTCTTAATATTATTTAGTTTGCGAGCTATACTTTCACTACCGAATAACATGTCACTTATCTCTTCATCAGTTAACATAAGTTCTGTGTTATTAGCTATGACTTTAGCTCTTATTATACTTTCTACTTTATTACTCAAAGCACCTACGTATTCTTTATTGCTAGTAGCTTTATACTTAAACAACATGGATTTACCATTATTAGTAGGTACATACTCACCTCCTCTTATCTATTGTAATATAGATGTAAGTATTTCTTTATACCCATTAGTAGCGGCAAATACTTGAGATCTCAGTATACTATTGGATAAATCCATAGCATATATCAACTTCTTATGTAAGAACGTATTTCCGAAGTAAAGGTCAAGACCGTTTGTATCTTGCTTATCAGTATAGAACTTATCCTTATTATCTTCTATAAATGTAGTATACGAATTATAGAAGTTTTGCAATTGAGATAGATTGTTACCATACTTCTTAGTATCTATCTGAGATCTCTATACTAAGTCTGCCATAGTCTAAGCATCTGACATCAAGTCTTGATAAGCTTTTATTACTAATAGCTGCTGAACTATATTTGTAGGGGTTACATCTCCACTTCTGAAAGCATCAAGACTGGATGCAAGTTTAGATTGGTTAAACGCTTCTATACTACCTTTCTAAACCAAATCTTCAATCTGTTTTCTATGAGCATCCGATATGGGGAATTTGTTTAACATATCCCAATACTTCTGTTTTATATCAGAGAATATTTGGTTATCATACTGTTTGCTAACTCCTATGACACCTTCGTTCATTATCTTCCTATCCGCATATTCTTTCAATGCAGGTTGAGCTAAGAATAAGAAAGTATTCCTACCTTTACCAGTTCTAAGTAAGAAACTAGCCATGTTGTATGTAACTTTATTTACATTCAATACTATAATGTATGGATCTTTAGCTACGTCTACATGAGCATTAATCATTGCAGATAACCAGTCAAGTATTTTATAACCATCTTGTCCTGTAATTTCATCAAATTGGTTGAGATTATATTTACTAGCTCCTTCTGAGAATTTCATTCTAAGATGTGTAGCCTAAGTAAGACAGTGATTAGTAGAATTCAATGCGAACGGCGCAATACCGGCTTTACCAGACGTGTATTCTGTTTTTCTAGATTCCTAGAACGAAGGCATAAGTTCGTACATAGGTTCAGCTTCTTTCAGTTCTGTAGTCTATACTAATGGTAATATTTCTTTTTTAAGGATACCAGTAAGAGTATCAATAGAAGCTCTAGTTTCTGCTAGCGTCTTCTTATCTGAGATTACTAAAGTATAACTATCTAATAACTTATTAATTAATGCGCCTTCTGTTTGTTCTACATATGATTTAGCGTTGTTATTCCAAGTATATCTTTCATTAGTTTCAGGATCATACGCATAAGTAGCTATGTACAATTTATCAATATCGAAGTCAGATCCAGTCATAGCTGTAAACTCATCAGGTACTACTATAGTATCTCCAGTTTGAGCAGGTAATACGTCTGCTACTATAAACGAGAACGTTGATGACAAACCCTGAGTAGGGATACGATAACCTATACCGTATGGTTTAGATTCGCCTCCTATTACTTTGTGTTCCACTAACCAATTTCTCATAGTAACATAATCTTTTTGGTATTCTTGAGGAACTACATCTCTAAAGAAATTAGTACTAAGCATAACCTCCATACTACCTTTATCCGGATCAAAACTAAGTTTCTTACCATCGTTGAAAGGTCTAGCTTTTTCTTCACTCCATACTTCGTTAGACCTGAAACCAAACGATGCCATCTGTATAGCAGAACCGCCAGGAGTATTAACATCGATTACTTCCTTATTAATAAGAGATATTATCTTACTTTCAATCCAGTTACGAGTACTTAACGAAGCAATTGGAGCTCTAAAGTTACCGTTTTTATCTAATGCCAAAGCTTCTGTAACCTCAGCAGACATATTAGTACCTCTAGCTTCCTGTATAAGATATTCAGATAAAGCTCTATTGTTTATCCTACCGTTCTTATCAAAGAATCTACCTGCTTTTCCATTACCGCCTTTAAGTTTTATATAACCTTTTGTTGATAAAGCTTTGATACAGCCAAAAACATCTTTCTTAATTTTCGCTCCAGAAACATTTTGACCCTTGTTATGACCATAATGACGATCATCTACTACGTTACCAATACATATTTTAACTGCTTGTGTACCAAATGATCTATCTGTATGTTCGTGAGGTTCAGTATTTAACTGCAATCTCAATTGTTTGATATCCTATACTCTAGTAGTAAGACCATTATTAAGTCTCTCTACTACTGTATCCTGATTTACTACTGTAGTAGATGGAGAATTAATTGCCTCTTTATTTAACTGAGTATTCTTGTTATCCTTATATACTTTCAGCTTATCCCTAGTAGAACCTACTTTAGTAGAAGATTCAAATTTAAGCATATCTATAGTACCTAATTGTTCATTGTTCATTCTATCATACAGATATTTATTATCTGCTTTTGCTAGAACTTTAAACATTGGGAACAATGCCATTTTATCAAATACAGGTACATTTATACCAGATATCTCATCGAAATGATCACCAAAATACATCATCTTAAGAGGCTTGATAGATGCTTTTAACGCCTTGGCGTATAAATCGGGATTGCCTAATACGTCAGCATCTCCTTCAAGTATATTATAGGCTTCTTCTATTTCAGGTGACCATTCTCCTAAAGCTTGCATAACACGCTTATAGAATGCAGGTCTAATATATACAGCCGCGTCTGCTTGATTTATATTACCAGAATTGTTCTCATCATCATATGCATACGGGTCTGCTGATTTCACTGCTTGCTTTTCAATAAACTTAACATCCTCAACACTTAATTTAGTACGATCTTTCAGAGTATCGTCTAAGCGTTTATCACTAGTAAGTTTAAATAACTCATCGTCTGTTAAACTAGGGTTATTCTTTTTAAGCATTGTTCGTGCTAGGTCTGCTTTAAAAATCTGTTCAAGTCTACTGTGATATTCTGAACCAATCATATTGTCCTGTAATATAGCGCTAGTATACTTAGTACTATTTCTAGGATCATTGTCACCCCAATGAGTTCTAAGATTAGTACCAGTTGATAGTACAGAAGACAAACGTTTGATCTTATCTACATCTCTTTGGAATATTCCTACGACCTTATCTGATTTCCACTTATAGAATGCAGGATCACCAACAAAGCATTTCTCTACTTCTTCTATAGAAATAGCATAGCCAGTTACATAATTAGCAATTATACTATAAATTATATCATTCTATTTTATAGCATTATACTCCTCTGGTATATGTGAAACTAGTGCTTCATAGAAAGCAAAAGGGTTACTGTTTTCTTGGTCTTCCAGTACAGATGTAGATGGTAGATTGCCATATTGCAAATTACCCTTACGATCTCTACTTATTACCCCCAGTTTTATAGCCTGTTCTATTTCTTTATTTACTTTGTCAAGCAATAAGGAATTCATAGTACTACGCAGTAACTCTCTATCTTGAATTAGATCTGTCTTTATGCGTTTCAAGGCTTCATTTACTAACTCAGGATTACCTGATTTCTCAGCTTCATCTAGCATTCTATTTAAACTAATAATCACTCCGTTTATAGGTAACTGGTTAAAGTAACGGAATCTTCCGCCATTACCACCAGGAGCCATTTTACCATCTTTACCTATCTTACCGTGATAGTTATCATAGAATCTAGATTTACCCTTTTCTACATCACTCTTAGTGTCAAAATATTTTACTATTGCATTATATTCGTCTAAGAAGTAATTACAGAATATATCCAAGGTCTCATTAGAGAATCTACGCTCTATGATTGTAGCTTCCATGGAACCCTAATCATTCAAAGCGTATTTCAAAGTACCTAAGAAGTCTTTTGGTACTTTCACACCTTCTATACTATACCATGTCTTTTTATCTGACATTGTAGGCAATATCAATCTACCTTGATGTATTAGCAATAGCTTGGCTATATAATCCTCTAATGGAGTAATACCAAAATAGTCTCTACTAGAGTTGCTGATATTGTCTTTAATGGCAATAAGAGTATGCAACTTGAGTTTAGGTTTATCCGGAGAAGTTAAAGCCTTAACGATAAGAGAATTAGCACTATATGCAGATTTAGCTATATTACTTAACTTATTATAAGCATCTGTATTTAACCATCTTAATTGGTCAGACATATAGTTATTCTGAGTTATAGGATATAACAAACTTCCATCTGCTCCAGTAACACTGAATTCTTCAGGAGTAGGATGTATTTCTCCATAAGCAATTGCCATTAGATTGATAACTGCATTCGGGCTCTTGTAATTAAATATACGTGACGCAGACACCGTCTGTTTTTTGATTTTAGCCTCTAAACTCTTAGAGTTATTCATTAAACGAATATTGTGTAGTACAGAGTTACTAATAGAACCGGGCATATTTTTATACAATGCACTGAATACAAAGAATTCTGGATAACTAGTAGAGTTTGTATTTACTTTCTTAAGTAAGTAGTTTAGAGATTCCATATCAAACGGAATACCTATTGAATTTAATAAACTCAGTAACTTACCTTTAGTCTGTTCAAACTGTTTTAAACCTTGATTACGTATTTCAGGATTCTTATTATTTAATTGCTTCTGTATTGACGTAAGATCGTTTAATATGTCTTTATCCAGTTTAGATAACTTAGAGTATTGAACTGTATCAATACGTGATCTGTTATTCTTGTCTGTGATAATAAGAGAAGATAACATGAAATTTTGAGACCACTGACTCGGCAATCTAGCTATCTTTCTTAGATTACTACTATCCATTACAGTCCATACTTTACTACCTCTACCCTTAGTATTCTTCTGAATAGTACCTGTTGAAGTATCGAATATATCAACGGTATCCATACTATTCTTTGCGCTTTGAATAGTTGTTAATAATTGAGTAACAGTATTTTCTGGCAACTGGAAAGCTGGATTATCAATTCTGTTCAACAGGGTTGCAAAAAATGGATCGGCTTTAGCCAAGTTCCTTACTCTGTTTACCAAATCGGGCCAATCGTTAGACTGCCACAGATTATCCAATATTCTATTCCAAGTAATGTCGAACGATTGCGCTACATCTAATCCGAAAATGTTATCCTTTACTGTATCTACTATTTGATTACCGTTTTCGTCAGTAGCAAATCTAGATTGAGGAATAGAGTAGAAAAACAGTTTAGCGTTAAACGCCACATTAGCTTTCTTACTTATTTCGTATGAAGCTCTATCCCATACATTATCGTAAGTATCTCCAGAATCTTTAGCTTCTTTCTCAGCTATCTCAGCTTCTTCACGTTCTATTGCTCTTATACCTAATTCCTGTAAGTATGCTCGAATCTGTTTAGCAAATAATTCTTTATTACTAAGAACATCAGATACCATTTGCTTCTTAGATTCATTGTAGTCATACTCTCCAATTTCGTACAAATATTGAATATTGTCAAACACGTCATCCAGCTTAAGATTCTGAATGTCTTCCATACTTCTGATATTAAGTATAGATAGAGCAGTATTACTTAACGTTTCTACTATATTATATAAAGTGTTAGCATTAGCAATATGTGGCATCTTTTCCTATTCAGCATCACTTATACCTGGAGCATAGTAACCAATACCAACATCGTACTTCTTATTGAATTCTTCAAGAGTTTCTTGATCTAATTGAGCGTTTTTAAAGTTACCTTTACGTATAGCAGCAAATACCTAATTCTACAAACTGAATTCCTTTCCAGCAAAAGAGGATACAAGTTTCCACACAGCCTTAAAGAACTTCTTTATTCTATAAGTCCAAGTAGGATTAGTTTCATTAAGCATATACGTTCTGAATTCCTCAGCTAGCTGCTCTTCTACTTCCTATTTAGTACTATTAGCATATTCTGGATTACGTTTTACATAATCAGAATATATCTGATCTCTTTGTGCTGGACTCAATAACAATAAAGATACATAGTGCCATGCTTCATGGTACTCTACTCCAGCACCACCTTTAGTAGATAAAGTTATCCTAGCAGTAAATTCATTATGAATTCTATCAAACACAGATTGTAACAGACCGTAAGCCTAAGGATTATTGATGGCTTTCATAGCGGCATTAGTAACCATTACATCGTCTGGTTCAATACCCAATGTATCATGTAACCATTTTTTAGCAGCAGTTATGTCTAAATCCCCCTCACCTCTCTGAGTAGAGAATACACCTCTATTACCTAGTAACTTCTGTAATACTCTACTATTATTAGGTACCATTACATAGTTACCATCAGCTTTGCGTACGTATGTCCAACCTTGCTTTGGAGTAAGACCAGCCGCTATAGTCTCATCATAAGTAAGAGGTATGTCTTGTTTTGGCGGCTACACTGCGACTTCTGATTCTCTTATGTAATTGGTTTCTCCTGTATACGGGTTAAATGTATAAATGCCCCATCTATCTCTTAACGCAGCATCATTTCCGATATTAGTGCTAAATAGTAATTTAATACGTTCTTTTAAAGTTTTACCCTATTTTTCTAATTCGTCTTGATACTTCAGTAAATCTAAATGATCCAGATATTCCTAGCCAGATGTATAATATTCTTGTAAATCTTTGGGAACATACCTATCTATAACTTTCTGTCTAGCTTCTTCAGAAAGAGAATTATTAACATGTTCTTGTGGATCTACATTTAGATCTGTATATACTGTTAATCTCCATTTCTTTAAACTATGTGAATACTTTATAATATAGTATTTTATACTGGGATCGTTGGATTTGATAGTAATTTCTATGTTACCAGATTGATTATGAACGTCTTGAATTTCTTCTTTATGTAATAATTTAGACTTCTGTACTCTGGCTTCTTCTGTAGCAATATCTTTTGGGTATTCTGTAGGTTCGTACTATTCAATATCGAATTTGCTATTTTTGGGCTGGTCTGTATGCTTTCGTTCTGTAGTCTATTTCGCATTTAACTTATTTTCCGGTTTACGCACTTCAGCTGTTTCTGCAACTGCAGCATCGTCTGCATACACAAATGGATCTTTAAATGCATGATCCCCTACATCAGTTTTAAGTATCTGATGATTAATCATCCATGACATTAATATAGGAGTATCTCCATTGCGTACTACCTTTCCATCTGCTCCTCTGACAAGGTTAAGATCTTGCATAGTAAAAGTTAATTCATCACAATTTGCTACCCTATAATAATCCGTATTATATCTATCCATATACTCAATAGCAGCATTAACAATATTGTCAGATATAGGTTGCATCATTGCTTCTTTGTCTGTATTCCAGTGCAAATTATTTGATATCTGCCTAATTACGTCATAAGCTTGCTGTTCTGTAAACACTATTCTACCATTAGTATCTTTAATCTTTAAGTACTTAGTAATATACGCTCCTTCCGGAGTTCTATTAGCGTACATTAAATAGCTGCCTTTTGTATTAGTATAGTAATATAAAGTCTTACGAATATAGAAAGACAATTTCTCTACTCGATTATCTCCTACTGCTACAGTACCAGGACCATAGTTAACAAGTATATCTAACAAATCTAAGAATTCCGGATTGTTAGAAATAGGTAACGATTGTGTAACTAATCTGAATAACAATTCTGCTGTACTCAAAGGTATGCGCTTACCATTATCGTCATACTTAGCTACTCCTTTTGGAGTATAAGAAGTGACGAGATTCTTAGAACCACCTTCTATGAAATGTCTCTTTTCAGCAAGCATTATAGGAACACTAACTCTCTACGATGGTGTATTGCCTACTTTTGGTACAATGTATATTTTACCAGCATAACCAACACCTTGTGCAGAAGCTTTAGTAACCTGATCAAAGTTTACTATAGTAAATCTATCCTCTGGATCCATAGGGAACGGACCTTTACCATATCCAAATTCTACTTCACCATTCAGTATCTGTCTAGACATTTCTAAAGGATCTGAACTTAAACCAAATTCTTCTACTTCAGTGAGAGATCTATATACAGGTCTTTTACCTTCAGACTGTTGACTATTAATAGAACCATTACTCTGTCTAAGATTAACTGGAACAATACCTTTTGGTGCAATTTGAGGCAGAGTTGTACTTACATTAGTAAAATAATCTGAGGCATAAGTCTTTACATACTTATCTATTATACTCTTTCGTAATTGTCTGAGTTTATTTATTTCAGTATTAGTTTTAGAACTACTAACATTCCATTTACGCATTTTAGCTCTAGCTTTGTCTGGCTGATAAAGAGCTAAATTGTATATTAACTTCTCACCATTTTCTGTAGTTTCTTCAATGATTAGATGTACTGCCATTCTATCAGCAGCATCACGTTCAGTCTTACGTGTCTCTTTATTATCAGTAACTATATAGTATGCTTTCTGTTTAGACAACCATCCTGGTATAGATAACTTATCAGCTAGTTCTACTCCAGGTCTACGTTCTCCATCGAACTGCATAGGTTTACCATTAGCCTCAATAGGCATTATTTCAGAAGAGTCAAAAGCATAGAAGAATGTAGAGTGAATCCTGTTCGTTTCTACTTTCTTTTTAGTATCAAGACCAGGAGATTTATCAGTCTAACCTAAGTAGTTAGCAGCTTCTTGAGTAGTAGCCATATCTACAGCATCTACTTGTTCAAATCTGCCTTGCATTTCTATTTCCTCATCGCTTACAGGAGAACCAAGAGACGGATCTTCATTACCGACCCAAGTATCAGTACCGTCAGTATATATTATATCATCTTGAGTTTCTAAAGGAACTTCCGCAGTTTCATCTGTAGAACCATCAAAAGATTCTGGAGTAAGAGTTACAGTAGGATTGGTCTATCTCGGACTAGTAGGTCTATCTGGTTTCGGTTCTTCTACAGTTTCCTCTGACTAAGTATCAGAATCAACAGTAGACGTATCTACATCAGCATCCTCTGCGCTACCTATATCTGCTATAGGTTCTCCGTCTTCTATTTTATCATACTTAGCTTTTAGTTCGTCTATTTCTAAGGTATTGTCGTCTACTCTATCTATCGTGGCTCTTTCTTCTTCATTAGAAGAACCAGTAGTAACCTCCGTTACATCGTTGTCTTCTACATAACTTTCATCAGCAACGTCATCTAGCATAGCGTCAATATCCTTAACTTCTGTAGTATCGCCAGTATTGTCTGTTACTTCGTCTACCTAAGTATCAGAACTATTTGTAGCTATATCATCTACTGGAGTATTAGTAGAATTTCTATCTACATCATCTGATACAGTATCAACTGTGTGTGATGCTTCCTATGATGTTTGTTTAGTATCGCTACCTTTATCTTCATCTGGCTCTACAGCTGTTTTAGTAGTAGTTTGTTCAGAAGTAATTTCTTGATCAACTATAGGAGTATCTAATTCTTCTTGATTTTCGAGCTACGCTTGCTGTAAAGACTTTCTAGTATTGCGCAAGTCTTCTCTAAACATAGCATTGGCTAAAGTACGTTCATTAGCCTCTACGTTTGCACTATCTTCTATATCTTTCCAACTTTGATTTACTTTATAGTTATAATAACTTATCAACTATCTTCTAGTAGGTTCTTCCTGAGTTTGATGTTCTTGCTTGTATTTTTCTGAATATTCAGTTAATACTGAATTTTTCTCAGCATCATCTAAGGTATTCCATAAAGGTTTTCTGTCTACTAAGTACCTGTTAGATATAGGTAATCTACCAGTATTATAAGTATTTAATTTGGTAGATATTATATTAGATATACCTGAATTAAGTATAGATACAGCCAACAAATCCTCTAACTCTTCAATATTAGCAGGATCTTCTAAAGTATTCATAGTGCCTTTAAATAGCGTATTATCTACTCTTTTTAAAGCATCTTTAGCATCTTTCTACTGTTTCTTTATAAACTCTTGTAATCCGACTATCCCTTGTGTAGATACATCTACGCCGTATTCATTTTTGATCTCTTCCAGAGTTTTCTTACGTTGATTCAAATCCTTATTTAATCTATCCAGTACTCTACTAGTAGCTCTAGTAACTAAAGCATTTACAATAGGAGCTCTAAATTCGGATAAGGATACAGGAGTTTGTTCTGAATCTAAACCTGAAGTATACGTATTATATTGTCTCTGTATGAACTGATTCAGTGGACTGTCTAAAGTCTCGTTAAATAACTAACCTATTTTTTCGGTTACTTTGCTATCTGCAGCGTCCGCTAATTGGTTAGCTTCATCAAAGCTGTTTACTAATTCTACATGGTTCTATACAAACATTTCAAAGTCTTTGCCAGACTTCCTATTTATTCCTAATTCTTTCAGGTTATCTGTTATCTACTTATTTTTGTATACTCCATATACTAGATTAGACGTTTCGATATCTTCATCTATCATCTTATCGGTAACACCAGTACCCTTGTAGTCCTTCAAAGCTTCTATACTACTACGCAGATAATCTGGTCTATTGCCATTACGATAAGAATCTAAGAATTGAGCTACTTTAAAGCTTCTATCTACTCTATCAAGTCCTCTGGCAGATAACTCTTGTATACTTAAATCAGACTCTATTTGTTTTCTGGTTCTATTCAATTGGTATACATCAGGGCTAGCACCCATGAGAGCACCGATAAAGCTACCTACGCTCATGGCTTTTCTAAGCTGATCATCGGTGTTATACATATCGTTCCAATGCAAGCCATTATAAGCCAATGTAGCTTCAACGGCTGCAGTACCTGACTAAATGACACCATTCAAGAAACTATAAGGAGCTTCAGTCTACGTATCATCAACAGGTCTGTCCATATAACGTCTTTGAAAAACTCCCTGTTGACCTTCTTCTATACCTTCAGATATTGCCCGTTTACCTGTATTTATTGTAAAATTAGCTATAGATTCCAATGCTCTTTTAGTAGCTACCTTTTGCATTGGATTATCAAATACTTTATCGGCAATTTTACCAGTTCTACTTTTTACTGATTCTAATAGTTTTCTAGTTCTATCATTCTTCATAACAGCATTACCAATACCTTTAGCTATTGCTTTTGCTCCTATAGCTTCATTAACTATTTTACCAGTATATGACAAACCAAAGTTCTGTAAATAATCGCTAAGTGCTAAAGCATTATTGCCCTGCTCTATTTCAGTAAGACCTACTCTGGCATTTTTAGCAAAGGTATTATAGTTAGCATCTTCTGTCTGAATATTGTAAGCTAAACCGAATTGAAGTTTTTCTAAATCATCCATAGAAGATACATCATATCCTCTAGCTTCTAGACCAAACTCGTAGTCCTTCATTACTTTGTTAATGTCAAACTTATCAGAGTTTTCTAGTAACTTCTCTGTATATGACGACAATACTTCTGCAGCAGTTTCTTTATGTCTAAAGTAAGAAGTACTTAATAGGTTTACACCTGTTTCAGTTAATGCCCAAATACCTGGATGCTTAGAAGCTCTACCACCCCATTGTATTAACTTAGCTGTAGCCATAGTAGCTCCCATGGCTTGCAATTCTGACACACTACTACCTAGATGAGTTAAACCGTATTTATAAGTGCTAGGATCGAACAAAGATATTTCTACTTCATTTCTCTTTTGATCAAATGCAGGATCTATCTCATCAGGGTCATAAGTAATGCCGAGTGGTACTATACCAAGTAGAGGATCATGAAGCATATGTTTTGTCTTCAATGCTTTCTACTTAGCTTTAATGTCTGACTCTTTTTCAAAAAGTGCTACATTAGCATCTTCTAAATTCTTGTTTAATCTATCTAATTTACTAGATAATTTAGCATTAGCAGTTAACTTATCATTAAGTTCATTATTAGTCTAGTTCCAAGATAAGTCAATAAGATATTGATTTCTATTGTTCTGCAACACAGAATTCATTACGTCTCTAGATACAGCTCTAGGATATAACTATCCAGGGTGTGTAAATGCTGGCTCTACTGCTTCACCGTAGAATATATCTCTAATATATGGATTAGTTTTAGCAGCTTCTTTTACCTAACTTTCCAGTTCTTGCACCTCAGACATCACTCTAAAGTAGTCAGGACCATCAATCGACAATTCGCTTAATAAAGCTTTTTGCTCTAGATAACGTTTCGCAGTCTATATTTCTGGTAACCACTTACCTTCTGTTTCACGTAACTCATTTACTCTAGCTTGTATATTTATAGATAATGCGTCACGTACATTTATATTTACAGCTTGATCAAAGTAACTTGTACTTTGATCATTCTTACCCTTATAGTCTCCATCAAATAGTCCTATAACTGCTTTACTTAAATTAGCAGCAAAATCGTATGTAGAACCTACTCCTGGTAGTTTGCCATCAGTATCTTCTAACTGTGAAGGCTCTTCTTGAAGAGAATTGTCGTAATTTTGTATGTTATAATTTAAATGTTCTTCTAATTCGTTCCAAGCCTCATCTCTGACAGCTCTTGTACCAGTTTGACCAACATCAAGCGTATTTAAGGAACTGATCCCTGATCCAGAGAAATCAGGGGCAGTTCTTTTATAATTTATTCTATTATGACTTAAACTTGTTCTATCCATATTAATTATTCATTATCGTCATCTATGTTGCTATAAGGAAATCTCATACTTTCTGAACGAATGTTCTACATCACATTCATATCAGTACCAGTTCTTCTAGAATTCTGGAATTGTATATCAGCAGCTACAGCAGCTTGACCAGAGCTAGGTATTACAGTAGCCACAGGTACCATAACGTATTCAGTATCATTCTTAGTAGTAATAGACTTACTATCTATATTATCTCTATTATCTAATCTTACTACTACAGACCCACTAGTATCACTATTATTCAAAGTTACTACTTCTAATCCTGCTTCTTTAACCGCATCATATAAAGATCTAGCATTTTCATCATCATCTTTACCAGATGAAGTAAAGAATTTATCTTTATTAAATTGATTTAACGGAATAAATGCATATTTAGTTTGATAAGTTTGACCACCGTCAGTTACCTGTTTAGTTTCAGGAGATATAATAAAATTATTAAATTCTCCATTATTCCACATATCTGTAAATATGGCATTTCTTGCAGTTTGTGTGCCTAACTAATTAACATCTCCGAGCATACTAAATGCTAATTCATCTTGTAATATAAAGTCACTAGATTTCTTTCCAATGTAATTACCATTACTATCTTTTTTACCAGTAGTACCATATTTACCATATATATCTATAGCAGTATCTGGATCTAATGGAGAAGAGAAAGCATTTATTACATAATCTATAGCTGCATTTCTACTTCTAGTATGAGAGTACACGGATTCAAAACTATTACGCAATTTATCTTGCATTACACTAGGGTCTAACTATTTTAACACAGCATCTCGTCTATCTTTTGATAATACATTTATACCATGTCTAGTTACAGCATTCATTTCTTCTGGAGTCATATCTGTAAAATTTTCGTATATTCTACGTCTAGAATCCATATGAACTTGTTCTGTAAGATTAAGTAAGTTATTAGGATTATTTTTGGCGGCAGCTGCAGCTCTAGCTTGTATCTTGGCGCTTTCTATCCACCATGGATCTCTTTGAGCCTAATCGTAAGCAAATTCTCTACCTGCGGTAATGAGTGTTCTATTAAGCTGTTCTTCAGCATTCTGTCTACTAAGACCTTGTCTCTATAATACTTCTAAATGCTTTTGATATTCTGGGGTATTCTGTATACTAGATAAATTCCTTTGAATTTCATAGTCTGTTCTATCAGTAGAAACTCCTTGATGAATCCATCCATCTTTAACTCCCATAAAACTAGCTTTCAGATTATCAACATATGGTCTTACTAAGTCTACTTCAGATTTATAAGCAAGAGGAGCAATATCGTTAAATATTCCACTATCTACTGTGTTATAGTTAGTGAAATCTACGTCATGCCAAAGAGGATTATACATACCTTTTATCATTAATTCCTAATTAGCTTTTTGTCTTGCTAACATTCCCTCTCTACTTTGCTTTAAATTACTGAGAGTAGCATAATCAAGATTAGCAATACGAGAATTCAATCTAGCTCTAAAGTTAGCATCTTTCATTGCATCTGGATTAGTAGCAGCTTCATCTATTAAGTCTCTTATCTTTCCTAAAGAGTTCTCATAGTATCTCTAAGTATCTACAGCAGAAGGAGATTGAAATTCTCCAAACTTACTAACAGTATTAGTGAATTCGTTAGCAGCTTGTTCAACAGCTTGTCTTTGCGCCTAACCTATTCTATACAATTCACCAAAATTAATTGGTACATAGGTATTCATTATGGGAGCTTCTGCAGCTCTATCATATCTATTAGCTTGCATCATTTACCTCCTTTTCTACTTATTGTATTACGGTTAGAATTCATCATAGCTCTGAGATCATCCTCAGTAAAACCAGCTTGTAAGAATCTTTGGTACAGAGGCCACATTTCCATATCTCTAGCTTTCTGGTTACGCATCAATTCTCTATTCTGAGCCCATTGACTTAACTGACTTAAACCAGCTCTGCGTATGTTTCTAGTAGTAGCTCTGTTTTGAGCATTAGCCTCGTTAGCTATATTTGTAGCATTAACCCATTGCTGTCCTAAACTATTCATAGTATTGGCATAATCACCTAAGTATTGGTTATTAACATTACTTTCTTGAGATCTTAAACTAGCTATAGCTCTATCAGTATTAACAGCTGATTGTAATCTATAAGCTAAATTAGCTCCTGTATTAGTATTAATTTGGCTAGCATTATAATTACTAGTAGCTCTATTACGATTTAAGTCCTCAATGGCAGGATTAATATCATATCTACGTCTACGCATAGTATTAGTAATGCTAGTAGCATATGGATTATATACTGCATCAACTGTTTCAGGTCTACCAGTAAATAGATTAGACATAATAGGAGCTAAAGAAGCCATACCTGACAAAGCAGAACCCCAATCAAATTTATTATTTTCAGGCTTAGGTTTGCTATAAGCATTACTTTTAGGTAAAGTGGTAACCTTATCTGCTTGAGAAGTAAGAGCATCTCCTAAACCTGCCATTTCATCATTAGTAGCAGTTAATAGTTCTGGATGTTTTGGTTTTAACGGGTTAACTGTACCATACCAAGTAAACGGTAACTCTGGTTTACCTTCATCAATTAATCCTGTATTCGTAGAAGTAGAAGTTGCTTTACGTCTACGTGTTGGAGTACTAGTACTTACAGTAGCTGTAGTCGATGTAGGTTGTGTATTACTAGGATTAACTGGTACATGATACCATTGATTATTACCAGTTCCCCATTTACGGTTTGGATTATAGATAGCATCTACTATTCTATCTCCTAAACCAGGTTTAATTTCATCACCTAAAGCAGCAGCTTGTATCTACTTAGTTTTAGGTTTAATACCTTTACTTTGTTTAACAGATTCCTGCATAGCAAATAACTAATCATGAATCATATTATTATTCATTTCATTTAGTTTTGCTGCATTCTCTGCAAATCTGTCATTATATTTACTTTTCTTTTTTGCCATCATTTTCTCACCAAGTTGTGCAAATGTTTCTTTTCTACCAGGTACTTTAAGTTTATCACTTAGTACTCTACTACCTTCAGGTAAACTAACCAAATTACTATCCGTAGGCTTATTGTTCTCTGGTACTTTACTTATACTTCCGTCTGGAGTCTATATTAATTCACCATCATCTACATACGCTAAAGAAGAGGACGTTCCTCCATTAGCCATAGTATCTGTATTCATCCCTATCATATCTTCATATGCTTCACTTTGTAGGTAATTAGTACCTTGTACAGCGGCTCTATTACTATAAGCATTCTTCTTAATTGCTGCTCTTTTCCTACGAAGTTTTCTATTACCGAACGCTCCAATTAGACCACTACCAAGACTACCTTCATCATAATCAGTAAAAGAAGTCATTCTAGCCTCTTCACCGGATCTACCTATTAGCCCTATGCCTGCTCCTACTGCAGCACCAATTGGACCAGCAACCTTAAAACCAGTAGCTGCACCACTAGTTATATCACCTATAGACTGTGCAACAGCTTGTCCTCCTGTAGTAGCATTAGATTTCTAAAATGGTGTTATTAAAGTATTTAGTACATCAGGAGCATTTTCAAGCATATTATTCCCAATTTCTTTAAATTGAGTTCCAAATGCATATGCTGGTACTTTTGTTTTCTTTTTACTTTTCATATTAAATTAATGAATTTCTATATGTTGTTGTAATCTACGGTATTTCAAAAGTATGATCTATATCAGAATCTAACTCATAATCACAAATCATATACTTACCTCTCAGTCTAGCAGGTAGTGATAACTCGTCTTCATTCTTATCTGCTCTAGGTACTGGGAATCTAAACGTATCTTCTCTATAATCAGTTATTATATGCTGTTCAGGAGTAATGATACTTCCTTCTTCATCAAGCTCCTATTCAGTATGTTCTCTAATAGCTTCTTGATGTTTAGTACTGAACTTCATATAATCTATGATATCATCTTTAATAGTTTCTTGATTGCCGTCTCTAAATTCTCCTTGTAATCTAACATTATCATATACCTTAGTATAAGGAGCATTTTTATTGACGACTAACTATAATTTAGCTTTTCTATCTAAAGGAGTTAAACCTATTACTCCAGTATCATGTAAAGTATGTAGTTCATTATCTTTTATTGCTACTACTCTATCAGAAATAGGTAACGACCATTTAGGATTAAATGTATAGAAAGATGTAAATCTACCTAACTGCTCATTAAATATTAACGGTTTGTTTAATATATTAAACCACACCTCATTATATTTCTTATCAAACAAGGACATAGCTTTTGTTCTATCTTCCTTAATGTTTTTATTAAAGTAAGATTGTACTTGTTTTTCTTTAGATAGCTAACTTACTTGTCCTGTATAAGAACATAACTCATTCTTATCATAATCATACCAATATAGTACATTATCTGAATTAATTATACTCTTATCGTTCTTAATAGAAGAACCATTAGTAGTAGTTACATAATCAAATCTACTAAGTATACCGCCAGTACCTAATACTAGTTGATTAACATTATCATCAGTAATGAGTGACCTTTCGTTAACAGATGCTATACCCAGTCCTGTATTCTAAAAATAAAACAGTCTGTCTTTAAATACTTTAAGGTTAGTTATGCTACCCCATTGATTATCTACATCTAAGTAATCAGCTACTTTGAATTTAGACCATTGATCTATTACTTCATTATTGGTTTTAGCCTGTGATGTTAATATTCTGTTGGTATATTTAACATCCTTATCAGCATACATAAAATTAGGTACATACAGTTTACCAGTATTCTATGCTGAGTAAACAGAGTTATATATAAAGTAAGGAAGATCCTATACGTGTATATCTTGCATCTATGTAGGTTCTAACTATAACCAAGAATCTGCAAAGTTTGAACTAGTTACAGTTCTATGAATCTAGTCACCGTGAAATAAATTCATATTAATAGTACTCTCAAATGGTATATAAGCTCCTATGTAATTCTTCATTCCATCCCATTCCTTAGCGTCAGGTAATTGGAATAGCATAGTATTAGGATAATCTAATAGACTTAAATAAGTATCTCCTCCAAATACATACTTGCTGTCGTGCGCTGCTATACTTATGTATACAGAATTCTGTCTGGATGAAAACGTATTACCACCATATATAGAATTGCCATCACGTTTAATATTAAATACAGGAATAGCATTAGTAGAATCAAATGGATGAAGCTCTGGATATTTGTTAGTAGGTACACTATTAAAACCTGCAAATGTTTTACTTAATTCAGGTACATGAGCTATGATACATGGACCAGCTGGACCTTGTAATGATTGATTGTCATTATGAATAAAATCAGACATAGAATAATTAGTATAAGTTCTATTACCAACATTTATTCTTTTAGCTACAACATCAGGAGCTCCATACATATTATAGTCTATATTAGGTGGATATTTAGCGTCTTCTATGTATGATATATCTTGAGACTGACCAAAAGTTGGAACAAAGTATTTAGCTATAGATGCTCCGCGATATACCTTCTTGCCTCTACTATCCTAATAAGGAAATCCTACTGCTAATACATTAAGATCCCATCTTCTACCATAGCCTACATAGGGTACGGTATCTTGCTGTAATACTTCGCCGTTTATCTGAGTAACATAATCTGCTGCAGCGAATATACTACGGCTTACACTGTTACCTATAGTATTACCATTAGTATAGTTGTCTTTAAAATCATCAAATTTACTATCGTTTACCTTTCCACCAACAAATGGAGAATAGTATGAACCGATTCCATCTAAGTACACACTTCCTTCAAATAATCTAGTTACATCATCCCCTTGTACGCATATCTCTGGAGATACAAGACGTATATAATCATTTGCCCTCATAGTAAGAGAAAAATTACCTACATCCTCTGCAGTACCTGTTGATATTGCTAATTGTTCACCAATCAAACTACAAAAGAAAGGTGTAGGTCTCATTTCTAAACTACTATCTAATTCAGATCCTTGACCAACCAACTTATCCTACTCTTGAATTCTATACTCATATACGTAACTACCTATAGTCTACATAAGCACAGTTCTATCACGCTCAGTTCTATCGCAACGAACTATTTCATAACTTACTGCGCCAACAGGCATTTTCTTTACTTTAAATTCTATACCTAAAGCGTTACCTATAAGTGTATTGTTCTCATATCTAAACGGAGGCATTTGAGAAGCATGAGGCATTCTAATATCACCTATCCAGAGTACAGGAGAAGCTACAGATTTATCATTATAGAATATTATACCAAATCTATATACTTCATCTCTCTAGTATCCTCTATAATTAGCGGCTATATATGGATCAGCATAATTAGGTATATATGGATTATTCTTCTGCTCTTCAGTAGGCTGTACTATTTCAGGCATTTTATTATCACCCATGTTTATATACCTAGTATTATTTCTAACAGTAGGTACATCCATACTACAGGATTGATCCAATCTAAACTTATCTTGTTTACTACTTAGATTTATATCTGTAGTTACAAAGGAATACTCTATATTAATACCGTAACCACCTAATTCACCATCTTTATTGTATATATATGTATTCTAAGAATTAGATGCATCTTTTGTATACTTTACATTATTAAATGGATTTATACAATCGTGAGTAGTAGGAATACGTTTAATAGCTTCATCATCTGTTATAGATATACGAATATTATTACTATCTAGACTAGATAACAGCTATACACTTCCTTCTGAGTTAGCTCTGTAAGCTCTAGCATCATAATCGTTACCATCTTCATCTTCTGGTATCCAAGTATTCTCTGTTACATTAGCTGCAAATAATCTATTTTGCATTTTTGCAAGAGTCTACGCTATAAATTGATAACCAGTCATAGCATTGAATTCATCTACAGATATATTACTTAAAGTAGCTCCATAATCTACATACTGTATATTTGTCTGACCATCTGGTATATCTATCTCATCTACTATACTAATAGTAGGAGTAGCATTATTCTATTCATAAAATATACGAATTACTCTTAACTTATTAAAGTCCTAGAGAGATAACTCAGTAGATAGCATTACTGACTTATTTGATGCTTTATTTAGACCAGTGCCTTTATATTCAGAACTACCTTGACTAGTTACACTATTAGTTAAGTGAATTAACTCGCTCATTGGAGAAGTAACAGTCTCAGTGCCGTGTACATTAAATAATTGATAACAATATGTTACCATTCCAGCTTTAAGATTACCTTCAGATAACCAACGGAACTTAAATGGCAATAAACTTACTACAGGTGTTATTTCTAATGAGCCAGGATTAATTATATTTCCATTCTCATCTATAAGATTAGAATTGTCTATAAAATCATTACTCATCATATTAACAATCTTAATAGGACTGTTTCCATCAGTAAAGTATATTTTTATATTAGTATCTGATTCATAGTTACCTACAATACTTAGTGTAGGATTTTTAGATAAATCTTCACATAAACCTAGAGCTCCTTTACATACTAATTTAATTTGAGGCATATTACTATCAAACCCCATTAATCTGTATATCTTATTAATATTATCAGATGTTTTAGTTATTACTACTGCAATGTCATTTATAGTAGTAGTACCTATTATAGTCTCATCTTTAGGTATAATAGTATCGTATCTTCTAGGGTTCTCTATACTTTGTAATACTCCTGTAGTTCCTCCATCGTTGGTGACAACACGGACATCCTCAGCATATCTGTACTGAGTATCTGGTATCAAATTTACGTCCTAGTCCATATTAAGACCACCCGTAAATGTATTAACTTGTGCAGTATTACTTATCATATCAATCTTAATGCGCTATCTTGGTTATATAATATCTGTTCTTCGCCACTAGTACTGAAAAAAGTATCGTGGTCGTTCATCTCTGGGTACAACTTATGCCAGGTGTTCTTTATCGATTCTATTTCATCTGGTCCTGGAGACATGGCTTCAGCGTAGGCCTATTTGCGATAAAAATTCCAACTATTCCTCATATCGTAGTAGTCTGATTGGCTTATCTACCCTTTTAACTTTAGAGGATAAAAGTGTTTAACTCCTAGATACCACAATAAAGCTTCTTTATAAGATTCTAAATCCGGTATCATTGGCATACTGTCTTCATCAGTATATATAGCATAATAGGATATCTTAATGTATCCTCTAGGTACATTAGTCATTATATAACCAGGTTTGGTCATATACTATAAATCATAACTATACATAGTACCATCTTTATGCCCTATTCTGTTACCTAGATATCTACCGTTTGCTGTAGGTACGGTATTCTAGTTTATCAATACGCTTAATGTTTCTCTAAGGTTGTTATCCTCATTTAACTTGTCTAATGCTTCTCTATCATTAGTAAGATTAAACATATTCTTAACTAATGGAAACATAGCAACATCCTGTACTAACATGCAAGCCTTACTACAACATTGATTATCATGAGATACACCGAAACTAGATGTAGCTTTTCTCATAGGTAACCATCCTCCATTACAGCAGTATGAGTACGCTACCTAATCTAATTTGTATAAATCACACGGCAACGATACTTGATGACATTCTATTGGAAGTATTTCTACTTTATGTTCAAACTACTATATAGCCCCAATCTTAAGCATTCCTTCAAGCAGCCACTCCTTCCAATCTGATATTCTTATCTAGTCCTCCTATAAATTGAAATCTGCAATAGCCTTTGCTATTACAGTTTTAGAGGATATCATTCTGTTGTTTATCATAATTCTATATAGTCTCTTATACGATTTTTAATTATTTTACAGAGGTCCCTCTTATTATCTCTTGAAGCTATAAACTAATACTTAGTTTTATTAGTAAGTAGACTATCTTTCTTTGACCAAAAGAATCTATACTTATAATAATTACTATGGTCATTAAGTAGGTATACAGGCTTACCAGTTTCTTTTGTAGCTTTCCAGTCCCATCTAAGACTTTTGCCTGTAAATTCTTTTGGCTGATGTTTAATGATTTGTAAAGTACCTAATCTACATGGAAACTTGAATTCTTTACAATTGTACATTACTTCATCTCTAATGTACTAAAAATAGTCATTAATAATGTTCTTATACGTCTATAAGTCAATATCATATGGCGTATTAGGCTCTATGTACTATTTATAGCTCTCATAGAAATCAGTAGTAGTATAGCTCTTTCTCTAATATTTCATACATCAATTATTTATCACTAACTCTGTTCTATGTATCATCATGCGCATCATTGGTATCATCACTAGGCATAGTAATCATAAAACGTAATTCTCTCTCTAATATCATCTATGTAATAGTTGGTATCATTGCAGATGGTATAGGGAACTCACTATCTGGATCAAAGCAAGCGTTAAGCTCTGTAGGGTCTTCAGCTATTACATCTACACTGATATACTCTAGCTGATTAGAATCTCCATCTACGTATATTCTATTGTTTTTAACCCATGCAATATAGTCTTTACATGTAGCTTTTCTATACTTCTATAATTTAGCTTTAGTACGACTGCCTATCTAAATTATATTACCAAACATATCACGTACATTTATTACTCCAGGTCTATAGTTAAAGTCTATTAACTTAGGGAGTTCTTTATCTCCTACATAAGTAAAGTAACCTGGTACAGTTTCTTCACGATCTAAATGGATAGGTTCTATAGTAGTAAGATATAATTCGTTTATATCTCTTCCTTTATCTATGTCTTGCTTTATTAACATAGCTCTGTAACCTATAATCCACTTTTCAATTTGTGCTCTACTTAAATGCTCAGACTCTGCAATATTATTATTGCGAGCAATAAGTAGAATATTATCAATTAACTAGTTAAGTGTCATATCTTATTTCTAATAACGTTATAAGCCATATAACGCATTTTAAGGCTGTTATAGGCACTTTCTATTATCAGTAATACAATCCTTTAATTTAAGTAATAGCGGTCTTAAAAGAGCTTAAAATAAAAAAGGTTGATCTTATTGACCAACCTTATCCATTGCATTCTTCATATCCTAAGGAAGCATTTCCTTCATAGGTGGTGGTACCATCTAATTAGCTTTCCTTATTATATTTTTTAATTCGTTAACTTCTTTTTGTAAAGCAATTATTTCATCATTTTCTTTTGCCGGCTTATCGTTTATTCCTAGCTTATCTAGGAGAGCCTAACACTTAGCCATTTCTTCATCACATTTAGCTATGGATTCTTTTCTTTGTTTATAAGTGTTATATTGATTGCGTACTATATTTATAATTTCCTATTTATCTGTAGATATAGTAAGACCTAATGCACTATCAGTTATTACTGATTTATTCTCAGGTATAGTGAACTTTTTAGTTTCTCCATTACACTATATCGTTATATCTACTACTCTCTTTCTAGTCTGATTGGGCATAGGAAATTGCCCAGGTGGTAGTGGCTCATCATATACTGCACTTACTTGAGTAACAGAACCTTCATTATACTCAGTAGTCTTCTTGAATGTGCCAACTACTTCGATTATATATACTTTATCCCCTATACTTAGTTGATTGAATAACATAATAAGTTAGTTTTATAAGAGCTCAATTAAGAGCCCTTTTGTTTATTATTACGCACTTGGTGCGGTTATATTTGCAGGATAAGCATTCACTAACTAATAGACATTATTACATTTATTATAATATATTAAATATCTAAAGTTTAGTTGTAGGTTACCTGCTTGTACATCTTCTTGTAAAGCGTTGCGAAGCATAGATTGATTATTATTTTCACTGTTACCATCTGATAAACCTACTGGTAATGAAGCGCTAGCTTCAGCAGAAGACTGTCTTACATCCAGAAAGAACAATCCTTCGTTTGGTAAACTTCTATACTCTTGATAATTAACGTCATATCTTACTTCAGTAGAAGTAGCTACTACCCCAGTAGTTTTAAGTACTGGAATTCCAGATATAGTATTTAATCTTCTACGACGCCTTCCAAATAAAAATGGACCCCAAAATGGGAATAACGGTTGTACATTATAGAAAGGATACATAATTACCTCCTTTCTTTATTAGCAACCACAACCACAACCATTGTTATAACCTACGCCATTAAAAGCTGCGTCACCAGCATAAGCTCCCATAGCAGCAGCTCTAAATATTTCAGGATTATAGCATGACAATTGTGGGTAAGGAACGCTTACTGTATTAGGTAATTTACATTTAATACCATCCACATCTGACTGTAAAGAGTTCAGTTTAGTTACAATCGGAGCAGTAGCAGAGCTAATCATATTACCGAAAGTAGCTGTCTGGTGTTCCTGACTCAACTGAGTAAGCAGTGTAGAGTTTCTCTCACGTAAGCTATCAATCTTATCAAGCAAAGCCTGATTCTGCATAGCATCTAACTTAGCAATTATAGATTGAGTATTAGCTGTGCCACTATCACGGAGAGCTAAAGTATTACTGTTCATAGTATTAACTAAGTTGTTAGTCTGATTACATACAGACAACTGGTTTTCATAACCCATCTTAGTAATATTGTTATTTACAGCATCAATAGATCTCTGAGTAGTGCAGCAGCAGTTAGCTAACTCAGAAGCAAGAGATGCATTACCAGAAGTAATAGCATTGATTACTTCACAGCTAGACAATTTAGTATCACAAGAAATCTGACTTACACCAGAATTGATAGTATTAAGAGCTGTCTGAACAGCATTAATATCACAATTCAAAGTATTAGACAGTGAGCTTATAGCTTCCTTATTACCATTAATAGCTTGCATTAACAGGCTGGTATTAGCATCAGTATTCAGCTGAGAAGCTAAACGACCTGCGTCATTACCTCCACGACCGAAACCGTTACCACCAAAACCACCCCAGCAGAAGAAGATCAAAATGATTCAAATCCACCACCAACCGCCGTTTCCACCGAAACCACCGTTGTTCATCATAGCCATCAAAGCAGCCGGATCCATACCTTTATTAGCGTTTTGCATTAGAGCAGCAAGACCAGCGTCAATACCGCGATCCTGCACAATAATTCTATCTTCTAACATAATTGATTTAATTTAAAAGTTGATTTTTATTAATATCTAACGTAGCGAACTGCTTTGCCACGTCCATATTCTGAATAAGGTTCGTACTCTTTTTCTCTTTCGAGCATACGTTCATAATCGTCTTCATAATCTCTAGCTCTACTAGTAGAATATACTCTACGACCACCACGCATCATACCACCTCTTCTACCACCTCTACGGAATAAGCCTATGCGTTCAAATTCGTCATCATCATCATCTTCGTATTTGTCACGCTTTTCAACTTCTTCCTCATAGCATTCCATTTCAGCTTGTCTGATCTTATCACACATAACGTAAATATAGTAATACCACATCTTACCTTCATCAATGTCTTTATCATTGATCCAAGCCTTTGCCAATTCAACAAAATGCTTAGTACTATTAGAGTTAGTCATACTTATAATTACTTTATAGTAATCAGAATAAACCATGTTAAGTGCTACGAACCAATCATAACGGTTAAATCTGTTGCCCAGACTTATACCATACTGATTAGCTAAGGTAGTGGTTTCCTCTATAGACCAATGTGGTCCACGAGTACCATCCTCATTTTCCATTTTACTTACAGCTTTACGGGCATGTTCCTCATTGAAGTGAGGACCGTGTTCTGCTTCGTAAGCCTTTACACGAAATATTCTATGCATATTATTATTGATTAATATTATTGAATATATTGATTATTGTTTAGGTAACTCGATTACACGAGTATCAGTTACCTTGATTATTGGGTTACTGTTAACTATCTGATATTTTTTGGTACGTATCTTCTTCCAATCAAAGTGGAAGAACCTAACGAAAGCATTACGATATTTGTGTTTATATTCTTTTTTCTCTTCTACAAACAAAATCTATTGATTCTTAATATCTAATGTGGCTTTAAGGATTGAGTCCTTTCTACTAACTATGATAGTTGTTAATGGATTAATTTTAAGTTCTTCGTCAAAATCTATTAGCCTGTGTTTTATAATAGTTCTAACAGAATCTTTAATCTCAGTATTGATTACATTTACATCAGTTAGGTTCTTGTCTTTGATTTTAAGCTTTTTCTAAGCATCCTTAGCTTCTTTTAATAAACTATCATTACTAGTATTTAGTTCTTCTATAGTAAGCTATAGTACTCTGTTTAACTATTCTTTCTAGGATGCTAATTGCTCGTAAGCTCTAACGTTGTTAGTTATTCTGTCAATCTCTTTATTCTTCTTTTGTAGCTAATGGTTCTAAACAAAAACAGTCGCAATAAGTAAACTAACTAAACCTACTGCGACTGCTCTGAAATTCCTTGTAAACCAATTAACTAACTAATTCAGTATTGGAATCATCTGGTAATTCTTTATCTAATGATATATCTAAATATTTCTCTCCTTTTGCTTTTATAACCTTTTTGAGGATTTTCCATATTTTCCATTTAGGATATAAGTCGCTAAATGATTCTAGTAACGACCAAAACTCAACTAAGGCTATCATTCCTGCTACCATTTCTACAGCGTGCAAGTTAATAGAGGTTACTACCAGCTAATCTATTATTGATGCACTAGTTATTGCTACTGCTGCATCTCTAGTCTTCCATATAGTTTTCCATGCTTTATGTGATTCAATCTTAGGATGCCCATATTTTTTAGAGACTTTATAACCATAGATAGCATCAAGTAGTATCAATATACCGACAGCAGTGATAGGAACCCATACAGGTGCGAATATAGAAAGTAGCCCAGTTATAACAGAAGCTACGCATTTATCCGCACTACTGAACATGTTCTTAAATATTGGCATAGTATGTTCTCCTAATTGTTGGTAATTCATAGATAGTAGCTGATAATAAAAATCAAATAAGCCCTGACAGATTAGAAAGGGGAGTAAAATCTGAGAGGGCTCGAAATTCCGTTTGAGATTATAATTATATAACGATAAGGTTTATTTAAGGTTTCTATTTTGAAAATCTTCTTGCATAAACTAATAGCTCTTTATAGCGTAATATCTTCTTTCGTTACCAATGCGTTCAAGAAGCATGTCATATTTTACCAAGAGGTAAGGTTCAGCCCTTGATTTTTTGTCAGTTTATAATTTTTTTACGTATTTCAGTGTCCTGACATTAGCATTGGAATTGTCTAACTCATTGTTAGAATTCAAATTGAACAAACCTGCATTAGACTCATTGTCTGAGTTACTGCTGATTTACTCACGACTGCAACCTTTTATTGATTAATTAAAACCAGTTTTCTTCAGATTCTATAGAATCCAATTGTTCATAATCCTCATCATTTAACTCTAATGTAGCTGGAGCAGCTGGCAATGCCGGTTCACCATAGAAGGTAATTCGAGTCCCGACAATAGCAGAGGAAGAGTCCAACTCACCGTAAGAATGCAAAGAGAACAAACCCGCATGAGACACATTGCCCGAGCTACCGCCGACTAGAAGAGTTCTAGGTGTAGCTGTAGCACTAGTCCAGTGACAATCACAATAATAAGTTGTAGCACCAGCTCCATTTCCTACTACAGTTGAGAATAGATCTGCCTAATTATTATTAACGAGTTTTTTTATATATTGACTAGTAATTGTACTTTCTTTAAAGTCTTGTAATTCATAACCTGCTGCAATTAATTGCTCTGCAGTAGGATTAGTTCCTCCTT